CGGTTTCCGGTGTTGGTTGCCGCTGAACAGTCTCCGGTGTTGGTTGCCGCTGAACAGTCTCCGGTGTTGGTTTTTTTATCATTGTTCCAATCAACTTGGTTCTTGATATATTCAACACCGGCTTTTACGATTCCAGCAATCCCGATCTCAGCTTTGATCGAAATACTTTTTCCAACTCTCTTGCTATCATTTGATTTTTGATCGTTTGCATCCAAATCTACTTCACAGTATCTTGAATCTGACGGTGCATAATATCTAAATACATCTAATGGAAATTCACACGCATGAAATCCTTTTTCGCAAATTTCAGCACTTTCTTCTGAATATTTTTTCCCGGTTTCGTACTGGAAATCTTGACATTTCAAATCTTTATCGAACCCTTTATAACACAGCATTTTTATTTTTCCTTTCTTTGAACTCAATTCCAAGAATTGCAGCCATATCTTCTTTTTCGATGTGATTGTCTACTTCAATCGCTATGAATCTGCTTCGTCAATATCACGAATGGATTTCTGAATCGCAGAACTAACTCCGCTTGTAACGCATTCGGTAATTGTCTTCCCGGAGATATTTGCTGTGTGCGTTACTTTTTTTGTTCTTGTAGGTACAATCTCTTTTCGAATGGCTTTAAGTTCTTCCAAAATCTGCTTGAGTAATGCATTAGTTTCTTCCATATCTCTCTCCTACATTGTCATCTGGGCATTGCAGTCGCGAATCATCATCTTTGTGTTGGTACACGGTGTCCATCCTTTGATGTATTCGACTGCTTCCTGGTATCTCAATTTCGGAATGTTATTTCTGGCATTTACATCGAAGTAAGTCTTTACATCCCTGTTGCATTCTGCAAATACTTTCTTTCCAATCTCATCATAAGCATTGGATTTCTTTCCACCCAGAACCTCGATCACCACCTTGGAAACTAGATCACTGATGTACTTCTGCTGACCGTAATCAATGGTCATGGTATTCTCAAGTTTCTCGATTCGCTCCTCATGGTCTTGATTCCCCTGAGCCAACAACTGAATTTGCTCTGCTATGGTCATTGGTTTTCTGGAACCTTTCTCGAAATATTCATCCACCAGTCTGTCGTATACTTCCCACGCCTTGTCAGTGTTCAGTGACTTTGCGTGGAGGAATGCTCCTTTTTCTGTCCAGAGATAGAGAGTTTTAGCATTCTTAGAACCATCGTCAATTTGACGACGGTTAATAAAACCTCTCTTTTCTTCTCCTTCAAGGCAAATGAAGTGCTTGCCTTCAATGTATCTTCCTTTGTTTCTGCTGAAATTTTTTGAAATGATTTTCGTATCAGTTCCATACGCTTCTGCAATCTGCTGTGTGGTAAGAACTCGAATGTTCTTATACTCTGTTACTGTTAGGTTATTCATTTTTCTCCTCTCTGTGGTATACTCTAATTAAAAAAATGGAGGTTTTAATTATGTTGAGTACCATTGTTAAATTTGTTACAGAAAATAAGTCTTTGCTTACAACCGTTATTGCAATCGCAGGATTTGTTCTTTCTCTATTTCAATTCATCCATTCGCTTTGGAACAAACGAACAAATATTTCTGTTTCATTGGAAACACTATGCACTTTAAATGTAGAAAACGAACAGTCTATCAAACTAGGTTTAATTCTTCAGAACAATTCATCTTCAGCCATAATCATTACCAGAATTTCTTTGCTTTTAGGTCATTGCCGTACTTCATATCCATGTGTTCTAACTCACAGATGGGTTGCTGAACGTTATCACCCAAAGTACAATGAAACAGATATTCCCATCACTGAAAGAATATTCAGTGCGGATTTTCCAATCTCTTTACAACCATCGCAAGGGATATTTGAAATTGTCCTGTTTGATATTCCTGCCAATGTTAAATTAAGTAACGATTTTATTACGTTAAAAATCATTACAAACAAAAGAAATAAAATCTGTGTACTTCAAGTACCGAAAGAAAGCAAGGACTTACTTTCGATTTAGGAAAAAAGTAATTATATTTAGAATAATTGCTGCAATCGAAAACAAAAGTGCTACATCGTACAAATCCATTTGATTACCTCCTTTCAGTTAAGAACTTTCTTTCTTATCAGAATCATCGTCTTTCTTATCAGAAGAAAGGCTTTCTACTTTTCCAAGGATGTAGCCTTTGTCAAAATCTGACATTTGTGGAATAGCCTTCTTTAATTTTTCCACAATTCTTTTCTCTTTTTCTGACATGTGTTCACTTCCTTTCTTTTTGGATGTTCGGTATGCGTATATAATAGCACGCAAAAAGAACAATGTCAACATTTTTTGTTCGGTATGCGAACTTTTTTGCTTTACATTTCCGCATAAAGGTGATATAGTATTAAATGAAAGGAGGGAATTATGAACGAACGAATGAAGGAATTGCGCAAAGCAATGAATCTAAGCCAAGAGAAATTCGGAGAGCTTCTTGGAATTACAAAATCTGGTGTTTCTGATATTGAGTCAGGGCGTAGAAAAGTAACAGATCAACATGTAATAATGTTGGGAACCAATGGAGTTAATGAAGAATGGCTTAGGACAGGAAAAGGAAGTATGTTTATTCCCAAGAGCAAGGATGAGGAAATTGCAGAAATGCTTGCAGACATACAGAAATCCGGTGAAGATTCATTCAAACATCGGTTAATATCTGCTTTAGCAAAGCTAGACAGCGATGGTTGGGATAATCTTGAAAAATTAATTGATATGATTTCTAAAAAATGATAAGAAAGACAAGGGCAATGCGCAAACCCTTGTCTTTTTCTTTGCTTATCCTATTAATCTTTTTATGTAGGCATAAATAGTTTTTAACCAATGAATATCATTACAGTTTTCTATTAATTGAATAATCTCTTTCTTATAGTCCATAAATAGCCCTCCCTATCTGCAAGCTAGCACCTACATTAAAGTATATGTCCGGTCAGTGGGAAACATGATTCCGAACTTATGTTTGCATTATATTTTATGTTATGTCCAATAAAACGGAAAGCATCCAAATTTCCCCTTGCCAGTTGCCAGCGATAAACTGGAATATTTGTGATTTCAAATATGACCTTTACTTTCACAAATATAAAGTTCGTTTTTACCGGATTTTCTGTGATTTCTACAATATCGTTCGTTCTTAGAATCTCTTTTATGCTCTGGCTTAAAGTTGAATGCTTGCACATATCATCTGCCAAGCGGATGAAGCTTTTACGTAAATAATCTTGATTGCACATCGGCAAGTGAATGATGTAGCTTGCAAAGAAGATTACTCCTGCTGTGATCAGCAATCTCTCAATCTTCCTCATAATATATACCTCTTTAGTCTATAATTTATGTACTTAGTTATACCACTTTTTGTGCAAATTAATCGGGCAAAACGATAAAACTGCATTTTTAATGGATAAAAATATGAAAAATATTTCGGTTTTGACTATGCTATTGTCGATTCTTGCGGTATAATATATGCAAATTTTACCAAGGAGGAATGCACCATGAGAAGAAAACTTATAGTTGCAATGCTGTCAGGAATTTTATGCGCTTGCCCCATAGAAGTCTATGCAGACGCTGAAATGACTCAAGAAGAAACAGACATGAATTCTTTATCAGAGGAAGAATACAAGAAAAAATGTACCGAAATGTGGTATGAAGATATTACTTTCTCAAAGAAAAGTCTGGAAGGTCAGTTTGTCAAAATAGATCTTTACGTTGAAGGCACTGCAACAATAGACCCTTATGATTTAATGATCTCCGACAAGACTGAAAAGTATAATCTTAGCAGTAATTGCAGTCTTGTTGGCATTTATTCAAAAGATACCGACAGCTACGGAAGCGGCAATGACGTGGGTATTCTATACTCCAATGATTATGATTTCAAAAATACAGACTATGTTCCAGGGACTTACTTGACACTTTATGGGGAAATTATTGATTATGGTATCGACTATTGGAGCGGTCACAATTCAGCGTGGTTTATGCCAAAATATATCGAAAACGTGAGGGATGTTAAATGAGGAAAAGAAAGAAAATAGATAAAGTGACTCAAAAGATAAAATGCCCTGCTCTTACTTGTCGTAGTGCTAATGTTCAGATCGTTAGTAAAGGATTGTTCTCCACAAAATACCAATGTAAAAGTTGCGGTCGTATTTTCAAAGGATAAACAGCAACGAGCCGAGGATTTTACTCCCCGGCTCTTTTTATGGCAAAACCTGCATTCACGATCACATCTCCTCCCCAGAGTAATCTGGCAGGCTGTACCAACGTATTAAGATGTCGATTTTTTTCGAACTTCTGCTGAACTATTTACACATTTCCGTTTCAGTGCTACTATATTACCATAATTAATTGATTAGATGAGGATAATCTGATGAAAGTTGAAGCGTAGGCGATAAACGGAAGGTGATTACTATGAAAATTGCTATTTGTGACGATTGTGAACTACAGGTTGAGTATTTTAAGCATCGGATTGAACCGTTTTTGAAGCAAAACGGTGACCGGAATTATACGATAGACGGTTATTTCAGTGGGGAACCCTTGATAGATGATGTTAAGGACGGAAAATGGTTTGATATGATTGTCTTGGATGTAATACTTAAAAACGAAAATGGCGTGGATATTGCCAAAGAACTCCGAGAGTGTGGATATAAGGGCAAAATTGCTTTCTGGACAGCTCACAAGGATTTTGTTTTTGATGCGTTGGATGTTGAATTTACGCATTATATCATCAAGGGAAATGAACACGGAAGAATGTTTTCTATGATTGACAATACCTTGAGTGATATGAAACACAAGATGCTCACAATCAGACACAGAGATTGCATTATAAGGATTCCATTGAACAAAATCGAGTACCTCGAAGCACGGGATAAGCAAGTTTTTGTTCATTGCACGAACGGGATTATGCACAGTATGTATGCAACTTTAAAGTCGGTTGAGCCTTACCTTGATAAACGGTTTTTGCGTTGCCATAAGTCATTTGTTGTAAACATGGATTATGTGCAAAAGCTGGATTCTGATTTTACGATGTTTTCCGGGGATAAAGTGTTGATTCGTAAGAACGGATATGCGGATATTAAAAATCAATATTGGGAATACATTATTAAGTGAAGCAAAAGAGATGGTCTGTCAAGGAAGAAACAGACCATCTCTTTTTTTGAGTCCATGCTTAAACTCTGGGGAGGAGTTGAATTATGGTATATTTATTATATCACACTTGTTACACTTTGCAAATATCTTTTGCAGCCACAAATCCGTAGTACTTGCCTGCAATGCGGACATAGTGCCATGAAGCACCGTTTGTTGCTTTCTGAGTGAAATTCATCACGTCAACAAGGTTGCCTCTCACAAGCTTAGGACATTTCTTAATAGACGGATAGTTGCCACCGGCCCACGTGCGAACATCCGTAGATGTTGCCGTTACTTTTCCAACAAAGAGACGTTGCGTCTTGTTCTGCTTATTGGTGATTGTAGTCGGTTTGTTTTCAGCTCCGTCAACTTGCAAATACTTAGTTGCCGCCCATCCAATGCCGATTCCAGCAACTTTGACTTTCATCCACATACCGGATTTCTCACCGTTAATTTCTACGCGATTTCCCTTGTTGATTTGTCCGAGAACATATCCGTTTGGTGCCTCGCGGATGTACAGGTCATCAACCGTGGATGTGGCTGTGCCTGTTGCTTTCCATATTTCTGCAACAGTTTTCTCTTCCCCCCAGTCAATCCAAACATAACCATCAATTGCCGGATCGCTGATAGCGTAGGATTTATTTCGAACAGCTCCACCATTTGCTACTACGCCCGCTGCACTGGAAGTATTTCCTTCATTGGTATATACCGTATTACTGTTAAAACTACGAACAGAGCCTATATGGGAACCATTTCTAAAAATAATCAAAGCTCCTACTTTTGGTGATTTGTGCCATGTTCCATTGGATTTAGCGTGGTTTGTAACACTCTTGCAGTTGTAGAATCCACCACCCATGATCTGCAATGCTTTTGTAATACCTAAGACTTTCGCCAACTTCCAGAACTGGAACTCTGCGCACCATGGCTGTCCCTGACATCCCGGCTGTCCCCAATTATCTACATCACGGGCAAATTTGGTGTAATTGTTATATCCGGCATTTTTCTGGAAATCATCAAGATAAGCGTTTGTGCGTTTTTCCAGATACGGTTTATTGCCGCCATTGTTTGCATAATAATCACCGAGTTCTGTGAATTTTTGCAATTTTGTTTTACTCACTATTGACTCTCCTTTCTGGTCAGAATCTCTATAATCTTTGTAGAACACGTCCATATCTACATTTCCATTAATCCCCGAGACTTTTCCTTTGCTGGAATACTGCCAGCCTACGCCGACATTCGGACGTAATCTTTCCTGTACAGAACCGTTGTCGTTAGCCGAATAACGAGCAATCCAACAATCATACTGTTTCAGAGCATCTGACAGAACATTATTGTACCAATCCAGATTGCAGTAGATACCGACCTTATAACCGGCTTTTTTAATTCTGGTCAGAAATGCTACTGCAATATTCTCGATGGCCTGTTTTCCAAGGCTTCTCTGCTGACTCCATTCAAGGTCATAGAATACTGGAAAATCAAGTCCACGACCACCAAGAACGGAAAGTACGTCCTCAGCTTCGTCAATCGCTTGTGCTGGTGTTAAAGCATAACTGTATTTGTACCCACCGATAAGAATTCCATTGGATTTACAACCTTTGTAATTATGTTCAAAAGATGTATCAATTCCAGATTTCTGATGAATTCTCAATATCGCAAACTTGATTCCAGAATTTTTAACTTTCGTCCAATTAGGTTTCCCTTGAAAAGATGATACGTCAATACCTTTGATTTCTACCATAATATCGTCACTCCTTCTTAAAATTCACTGAACTGCAAAACAAGAAATGTTGCACCGGAGTAAATCATTTATACAAACATGCAGCTGTTATCGTGACTGTTTGTGCAGATGTACTTTTTACCCTGATGTTGTTGAGTAGAGTAAAATTCACATACGTTATGTTAGTTGTATTTTCGCTTCCAGCCACCTTTTCGATAAAGTACGCTACTATGGTAGCATCTGTCGGAAGTTCCCAGTTGACCGTTATGTTTTTATCCGTATTCGCTGACACAGAAGCAGATACCCCAAGTTCTTTTACCTTCAGGAGATTCGTGTTTAAGCTGTTGATTCCCAGCTTCTCCTTCAGCCACGTGATCAGCTGCGCCACGGTTGTTTTCTTTGCCACATTTCCCGTAGCTGTCAAGAAACAATCTGTATCTGCCGGTGCCGTGTTGTCTGCGAATGCGCCGATTTTCTTTACATTTAATGCATCTGCCATATTATTCACCTCTCATTTCTTTTATAATTTTTCTCAGTTCTTTGATATCCTCTTTTAGGTTGTCTATTTCGGATTTTTGCTGTTTAATCATTGCGAACATTGCCGGGATCATCATACGATAGTTCCAGTCTTCTATCTGATTGTTCACATGTGTAGCTGCCTGTGGAAAATGTTCTTCTACATCCTCCGCAATGAACATAGGCAGATAGCGTCCTTCGTTTTCGTCGCCTTCTGCAAGATAACCGTCTTTGTATTTCGCCCAGACTGGTTCTATTTTGTACCATTCTTCGATTTCGGATGGAATTATGGATTCACCGATATCCTTGTAACGTTTGGATGAGGATGATCGCTTAAATACCATTCCCGAAGAACCGACAATTAACGCTGCACCATCTGTGGCAGATTGGAGATTTGTTAATTTCAAAATTTTAAGAGATGCTGTGCCTGAAATACTTCCTATAACATCTCCTTCAAGTCTTGAATTTGTAATTACTACATTTTTTAGATTAGTGATTACGGCATTTGTAATCGTTGCATCTTTGATTTCCGCAGAATCAGTTTTAACACTTTCGAGTTTTGCATTTCCACCGTTGCAAGAAAAATCATTGCAATCAAATTCATATGCATATAAGATACTAAATTCTGCGTCAAAGATAGGACTTCCATCGTCACTTACATACCTACCATAAAATATTCCGTCGGTATCAATTTCAATAATCTCGTCGTCATCAGTTAAATTTGTTGTTCCATCTACTGGTTTGATTGATGCTCCATTAAAAAGAAGTCCCGAGTATTTTTGTGATGTTGTAGTGTCAGGATTTAATGGTGTATCATAGACAACAAGTCCATTGTAATTTAATGTTGCTTTGACCCTGCCGTAGGTATCGTAAATATGCAAAACACCATTTCCATTGTTTTTTCCTCCCAGCTTCAACAAACCGCCCATTGCGGCACTGAATGAAATGTACAGTTCCCCATCCGCGCCCCTGTAAACGCCTTTCCATTCTCCATCATTGGTCAGGAGCTTCAAAATATCTTCCTGTGTCAGAGCCGTGACTTCTGTGATAACATCAAGTTTGACTGTGTCAATCAGATTCGTGGTTCCACCCGATGCGTACAAGCTGCACCGTAATCCTACGATATCTTTTGAACGGACACCAATCAGTGAACCGTCGCTGTCTGCAACCAATACTCCATCAGAATCCGCAAAAATGTAATCTGCATAGTAGTTAACACTGGTCTCATCTGCTACACTCGAATAAGCTGTCTTCCATGTCTTTCCATCGGACGTTTCCTCAATAACAAATCTTCCGGCATAATCTGTTCTACCTGTGTTCTCACCATCACGGTAGTACGCGCTAAATATCACAACATTCGGTGTTATGCTGTTTTCACTTTCTTTCTTCAAAATTGTAGTAGATGATTCCAACACGTAAGTTCTTCCGGGAGTACCAGATTTCTGCTTAGATACGCTGAATCTTTTGGTTATGGTGAGAACATTCAGATACACTGCTTTGATGTCAACCCATACATTATCTGCCGTAACTTCGCTAACAGTATAAGTGTGCGTAGATTTATCCCAGATTCCGGTCACATTTTCAGATTCCGTGATCGTATAACTGCAATCGTCCGTTACGTCCATCGTTCCGTACATTACCTGCGCGGTGGTCTGCACCTGTGGAAACTCTCCGGGGATATTTCCGTTCTCATCAGTAGAAATCGCCTGATACTCATTTGAAAGTGTCATGGTCATGTTCTTAGCTGCGGCAACATTTTCATCCAGTTCTTTGATTTTGTCAGACAGACTTACATCTCCAATCATCAGATATTCCGGGTTGATGTACACAGAATTTGTGTCCATGTTGACGGAAAAGATTATATTTCCTTGCCCGTCCTTAATAGTAAGCGCACCGGCGTTGATAAAATCCGCATTAATTCCCTCTGCGTATAACAATTTTGCTATCATGGTTCCGGTTAATTGGAAACCAAACGGATATGTTTTACCGCCATCGTTTGACACGCCTACCGCTTCTGACGTGATCTTGATTACATTCGTAGAATCTTCGAGCTTTGCCTTGTCATGGAAATACGAAATTGTACTTCCGTCTTCCTGTTTCACATAAGTTGCAAACAGTCCGCTTCCAATAGACAGAGATTCTTCAAGATTTTGTATAGCACGTTCTCTTGCAGTCTGTTCTTTTTTGACAAGTTTTCGAGCTTCAACATACACCTGAGTAAGTTGTCCGTACCGCACAGTGCTGTTTTTGGCTGCGCTTTTTGCATTGCAGGCAATCTTTTGTCCAGCTCCCGGTTGCAAAGTGGTAGTCGTGAGGTAGGTGTTATACAGATTTCCATTTCGATCTTCTATTGTGATTGCATCTCCGGCTTCCAAGGCTACATCTGTAGGACATTGAGATTCAAATGGTCTAAATATCATTCCAACGCATTTCTCGGCAATCATCGAAGCAATGGTTTGCCCGTCGCCTTTTCTGATTAATTTGTTATCAGAAATAGCTAGTACATATCCCTGCGTACCAACCATATAGCTTTCTGGTTCTTCATTCGAAGAATCGCTGTATTCAGTTACTTGAATACCAGTAATTACAACATCGGTGTGCTGTGGTGTAAACCCGTAGGTCGTGTCAATTTCCTGTGCACCTGTTTTTTCTGTATCGTACCACTTTACGCAAAGTCTGCCATATTCATCACATCTTAACCACTGGCATCCGATCTGAGCTACCCATTGTAATACCTGGCGGAACGTCAAAGCCTCATTGTCAGGACGTATCTGTACAATATAATCATCTCTGTCAAAAGACGTTGTCTGTAAGGTTACTCCACATACTTCGCAGGCATCTCTGATAATTTGCCCTCTGGTTGCCGGATATTTCAGCTTACTGTCAGAATAATTACGATCAAATTTCCGCATGTTATCTTCGCACGTCAGGTCGATGGTTACTGTTTCGTCTTCCGGCTGTTCAACAACTGTCATTGTACAAATGCGGATTTTTTCAGTAGTTTCATTGTCCAGTTCCAATCCAACATATGCAACTACTTCTGCTCCCTCAAAATTGTAATCTGAATATTTGCCATCAAAATTATTAATACTTAAATCCAACACATTAACGATTGCAGAACCGATATCAAAAGTACTATCACTGGATACGGAATCTTCAAAGCTTAATCCGTTTTGCCACAGATCGGCACTGGTCAGATTGAGTACAGTTCCGTCTGTAAGTGTGATATCTGCATACTTGAGGTACTGCACGTCCATTCCGTTCTTAACTTTTTCTTTCCAGTTAGATGATAAATTTCTCAAAACGCGCCTTTCCTTCCATGTTTTTCGATAATATCAAAAGACACCGTTTCATGCCTTTTATTTCCAATCCACCAACATTTACGCATCGCACTTCTATCTCCAACGTAAAATGTTCGCCATTCCCACTTATTGTCCATATCGTCTTCGTAATACATATCCACATATTCAGGATTAAATGCTTTTAATATGCGACTTGTTTCATCTTTATCCGGCCCATTCCAAGACAAACCAATTTTTCGGGCTTGTCCAATTCTGTTTTTGTGCATGTCTGTATCATCAGATCTTCCAGACTTTGCGGCTGATATGTCTTGAAGCCCCCATGAAAATCCAGAAGGTGAAAAACCCTGCTTTTGGTTTTCGGGAGCGCCCATTGGTTTTACATATATAATCGACATTTTGTCACCTTCCTTAAAAATCGCATAAAAATAGCGCCTATCGCTCTGATAGACGCTTTATGATTCTTTATTTTATCACATATACAAGGTGAGATTCAGTAAGAAAAAGTTATATTTTGCTTTGCATTAAACGGATTTGTTCTTTGCAAAATGTCTCATAATCCGTATTCCCCATAAGAAGTGCCCGATTCTTTAATTCTTTCAGTGCCTGCAAAAACATAGGTACATCTTTTTCCTTTACTTTGCAGATTACGACAACATAATTTTTCTCTCTGTGTTTGTAGTCCCCACAGAATTTTACTCGGACTTTATTCTCTATAAAAATCCGATCAGCAAGAAATCCCATTGTGTCTATGTAGGCAAATTGTTTGTTCCTGAAAAAACGACTTCTTCCAAGTTCAATATAATTAGTCTGCATTTCTATACACCTCTTATTAATTTAATAACGCAGTGTCAATGATCTGAAAGTTTGCCCTGTGAATATAAAGGGCTTTCCCGTCGATCATAAGTTTTGTCATTTTAGGTAATTTCTTCGGAATCTTCCAATACACCTCGTCACCAGAATATGCTGTGATAGGTTGTCCGAGTTGCGATTTAATAACTACCACTCGGGATTTTCCAAAATAATTTTTATATTGGTTTACGATTCCGGCAATATATGTATTTTCATCAATCTTTCCGGTGGATTGACTGTAAATATCTGTCTGTTCAAAATCTACATCCGGTTCCAATCCGTCTTGCTCGAATATACAGGTGTCTCCGCAGCTCTGAATTTCTTTTCCGTCAATGTTGATGGTAATTACAGACGACATTTCATATCCAGTAATCACAGAACCGTCACTGTCGTATGATGTTGTTTTGACCGGATTTCCTTTTACGTTGATTTTGTCCCCGACTGTAGTCATAACCTTTTCGCCATAGTTGTCATATGTGCGGATGGTATATCCATTTCCAGCAAGATCGCCTTTGATATCATTGAGCGTATCGTCCAACAAGGCGCATCCTGTAGCCCCCGTAACGAGGAACAAACACAAAATTGCAAGTAGCACATTTTTGAATTTTTTCATTTTACCACTTCTCCTTTAACTGATTAATTGGTGTTCCAGCTACTCCGGCACTTTCTCCGCTGTCAGTAGCTTTAAAATAAGCGCCTTCGATTGATGGATACATAAATTCAAACATCAAATAATTCGCAGCATCGCAAAGATACTCTGTGTTACCAGTTTTTAGATATTTTTTGACACACATATCATGAGATTCTATGGCGTTTACCAATTTCTCACCGAAATTATCTTTTGCCGTGCCATATTTATAATAACTTGTCTCAACTCTGTTCTGGCGCAGTTCGTCAAATCTGTCTGAATACTCTGCCGGCATTTCTTTTCCAAGTCTGCTCATTTCTTTCTCGCTTTCTAATTAATTACTGTAATATTTTCGGCTAAAATCAATTTGAATCGTTTGCGTGAGGAAATTATCACCTATGGTGTTTCAAATAGATTTTGGCTCGTTTTATTCAATGAAGATCTGCCCTTCATATTTTTCAAATCTGTACTTCTGTGAAATATCTGGATATTTTTCTTTATCAACCAAACTGTAAAACATTTTTTGTGGTCTGGCATATAGTTTTCTTTCTCCATACAAAGCACGGTAAATTATCAGCGGTTCGTCTGTCTCTGTATGTTTTGCTTCGCCGACAATCTTATACAGGTAATCATTGCTCCGCAAATCACTGACGGTTTCTCTCTTGAAATGTTTTACTATGTCCCCCGGTTCAAACAACGGTCTGTCTATTGGCATATTTTCATTCCTCCCGTTTCTGTTTCACGCGGTTATACAAAATGTTCTGTGTCTTCTCCGTGAAGAACAGCCAGATATGATAATCGCAGTCCATATTGTTGTTCTTTCCAATGTCAGAGCCGAAATATTCGTCCATCATGTCCAGATAATATTGCGGCTCATCGTCCTCTTCGACTATTCCGTCTTTCACCATATCCAAGTCAGCATTTCGAATCATACTCAGGAACTGGTCAAGGTCATTTGCGTAGACTATCGGATGTCGTTCTCCTCGATACTGTTTGAACTTTTCAAAGAACTGTTTGACCAATGCCATAGTCAGGCAGATGTCGTGGTCTTCCAAAATATCTTCTTTGTCCCCGTACAGAGAATTAAATCCATTGTACAGGATTGTCGGTAGTTCTTCGTCTTTGTAATCGACAGAGCGATTCTTTTTCGCATGTGCGTACCGTTCCTGCTTCTGCTCTTTCGTTCTAGGTGGTATATTATTAATATTTATATTTATATTATTATTAGGAGCAGAAGTATTTACTCCTTTACCAGACGATGGTAAAGTCTTTTTTTCTGTACTTGATAAAGCACAGTCTTTATTTGTATTCTTTTCTTCTGTAATACTTAATTCCTTGTTATACTTATACATGCAGATTTCCTCACCACGGGAGGTGCATTTTTTCTCACCGTCCCCCATGTGTTTTTTCTCACCATGTTCAGAAGATTGTTTTATCTCATGTTCATTGATAAATTTTTCGTAAAATTTTTCTGTCAAAACAAGATGCCTACAATGAATAACTTTTGGGTTTTCTTTTTCGTATTCGTACCATGCTTCTACATATCCATCTGTTTTTAATCCATTAAGCATTGACTGGACAGTACGCTCGGATACACCAATAAAATCCGCGAAATGCCGATTACTCGCAAAACAATCTCCGCTTTTATCTTTCTTGCGAAGACTATATATTTCTACTAATAAAAATTTTTCTCTAGGGCTGAATTTATTCGTAAGATATAATCGTGAAGGTATAAAGACACCCGTGAAATCTCGTTCTCTTTTTTCGGAAATAGACTGTTCTTTTCTCATAATAGATAACCTCCATGTCGTTAATGTGTGACTGCCTTGTAGCCACAGATCCATGATTTATAAAAACAACAGGCAGGTGCATCATGGAATTGCACTTGTCCCCCGTCGGGTTAGCCTGTTGGTTTTACCAAACAAAAAAGAGCACACCAAAGAATCGTGAGGTTTTTCCCTCGTTTCATCTTTAGTGTGCTCTTTTCTTAACGTTTATGCATTTATTATATTACCACATCCATACCGTAAAATCAATACACAGGTGACGGATTCATGCGGTAATCTGTGTTGTTCTGAGCCTTTGTGACGATTCGTGCCAGTTCACGCTCATTCACTTTGATGCTGTTCATAATGTATTCTGGTGAAGAACCGCCAAAGCCACCATTGTTCATCAAAGCAGTAACTACGCCACGCTCGACAGCTTCCATGATCTCATCTTTCGTAAGTCCCATGTTACCGTCATAGCCGGACATGATACTGTCAGCAATGGATTTCATGGCTTTACGATTTTCCAAAGGAAGAACGGCTTCCTGCCCTGCTTCACCTACGCCAATGACAGATGCATTTTTGAACAAACCACCTTTTGCATACCAATTTACACCAGAATTCCAGTTGTAGGAATAGTGGTTTCCGCTTGTGGAAGCGTTCATGTTCATCCACATATGCGGTGTACTGATATGGACAGATTTCATGCCGTTTGACAGTTCTTGCATTGCATTTTTGCCGACATTATACAACCCGGCAAACTTGCTCTTGATTGTATCTACAACACTGTTCAAGGAACTGCCAATTTTGTTGTTCATGTCCTTTGAAATGTAGGAAGAAATATCTCTTCCGATATTCTCCCATTTCTTATAAGCAATGTTGTACTGACTTTGGAAATGGCTTGTTACAGATTTGTCCATGTTCCCGAGTTCTGTGCTTACGGCATTCTTCATTTCCCTGGCTTTCAATGTAGCTTCTCTGGAAGAGTTGCCCCATGAGCTAGTAGTTGTGCTTTCCATGCCTTTCATGTAAGTATCGGCTTGTTTCTGAATTTCCGAGAAATCATCTGTGGCATTTTTTGCCATTTCATTTGTGGCTGTCTTTGTATCTTTAGATGCTTGTCCAACTGATGTTGAAATAGTCTGCTGCGCTCCAACAATATTCTTGTCTACTGCTGATTTAGTAGCTACAGTTGCTTCTGGAAAATCTTCTCTTAACTTCTTATCAAGTTCGTCAAGTGGAACACCTGCGTTTTTGAGAGAAGTGTAGACCGCGTCTAATGCATCTTTTGTGTTGCTATAAGGTACTTCGCTTATTGCATTCCATGCCGTCGTATAATTACCTCCGAATTCTGTAGAAGAAAGGCTCAATGCGTACAGAGTATCTTTCAAATTATCGACACTTATTTTTGACGTATCAAATTTACTTGCAGCTTCAGACACACCTTCTCCAAGAGCAGAAATTTGATCGGTCATGCCTTCAACAAATTCAGCCGATACACCTGCCTGTGCGCCATACTGCTCAAGAGCGGTTTTTGCCTGATCTGTGGACACTCCGTATTCTTTAAGCTTTTCAACCATATCAGAGTACATTTCATCGTGAGTTTTTCCAAGTTCTTCATCCTTCTCAATCAGCTGCCACAACGCTTCCGATTGATCGTTTGTAAGATTCGCTACATCAGTCAGCTGTGTTGCGTAATCATGGAGATAACCACCATACTGTGTAGTCATTCCATTACCACCTTGCATGGTCTCAAAAAGTCCTGCTAATTTCTTGGTAAGTAATACTGCACCACCTACTGCAAGAGCAATTCCACCACCAGTTGCCACAAGTGCACCCAAGGAAGTACCAAGAGCTGGAATAGTTGTCGCTACAGCTTCTGTGATTGCGGGACTCAGCATACCTTGTACAGCTTTAGAAAGATTTCCAAAAACGGTATCACCTGTAAAGAATTTGGTAATTGTGTCAACGAGTGGCATTAATTTGTCACCAATAGCAAAAACAGCCATTGCCTGAACAAATGTGCCAGCAGATGTTGTTCCAAGTCCTTTCCAGATTCCACCAAGAACGTCTCCGATAACCGTAAGTAACTGTGCAAGATGTTTTCCCCAGTCAATTTCACTGAGGAATACGCCTACATTGTGTCCAAACGCTTCCCAATCAACACCTTCTGCGATGTCAATTAATGATGTTAAGAGATGATTGATAAAATTTTCAAGTTTCTGTCCATTCTCTTTCCAGTCAAATTCCTGCATGAATGTCACAATACCATTTGTAATATTATCAACCAGTTCATTCCAGTCGAATGTTTCTGTAAATGCATCTAACGAATCAAAAGCTCCGTTTAAACCTGTTGCAAGCGCATGTGCTATTTCTCCAAAATCTACTTTCTCAAAGATTCCATTTAATCCAGTTGCTACAGACTGACCAATTTCACTATATGGAAGGTTTTCGACAAATCCCGTAAGCACATCCCATGCTTTCATAAAATTGTTTCCAAGCATGTTTCCAAAATTAGTCCAATCAACTTCACGAACTAAGCCTGTAATACCTTCTGCAAATTTCTTACCAAGGTTTTTGAAATTCGTTCCCTCAAGTAACTGATTGGCTGTATTAACTATTGTATTAATACCAGCTCCAACGGTACGTCCCATCAAATCCCAGTTGATATTATCAACAAGGCTGTTGAAAGTCTGGGTGAACGCACTGGTGAATTTAGTGATGTAAGGACCTACGTTATTCCAGTTAATGAAATCATAAAGCTTTTGCATCCCCCAGTTGATGCCATCAGCCATGATTTTTCCAAGACCTTTCCAGTCTTTTCTCTTAAAGGCATTTACAATGGCATCTGCCATTTCATTTGCCCTATTGGACATCTTTTTAAAAGCTTCGTCCCATGCTTTTTGATATGCAGATAAAGCATCATCTAAAGCAGCATCAAGCGCCGGAAGATGTGATGCGCCACCGCCAGAGCCAGAAGATGGATTACTTGTACTACCAGAATCAGAATTGTCATTAAGCTGATTCAGTTCATCAAATGAAAGAACTGACAATGTTTTTTCGAGTTTTTTTGCACTGGTATTGGCATTGTCAATTGCACCACTGGCATTATCCATATTATCTGCAATATCTCCGGTATTTACAGAAATACCACCAGTAGATGATACAAAGTTTGACAGTTTGATTCCAAGCAATTTTGCAATATAAGCAAACATTCTTTGTAATGCGATTACAATTGCATTGATATATGGAAGTACTGTTTGCAGTATAGGAATGAACAAGGAACCTATTGTTCTACCAAGGGATGCAAAGTTAGCTTGCAACATACGAATTTGATTTGCCGGTTGATTGATCGTGTTTGATAAATCAGCCCACGCATACTTAGAATTGTTCAGCAAGATAATCGTTCTCAGAATCGTTTTATCTGCCTGAGACAAATTCGATATGCTGGTATTAATTCCAAGATTATACAGTTCCTGTTGCATGTTGGCATTACGGATATTAATGCCGTACTTATCCATAGCGCGGCTCATACCAGTCAAACCAGATGCCATGTCCTGCCATACATCTTCAAAGTCCATATTTCTTACAGATGCAAGGTCTGCACCAATCATAGTGAGTGCATTAGACAATTTTAATGCAGTCTCTGATGTATCGCCCATAGATGATGCCATCTGCGCAAATGTTGCCTGATACTGCATAGTCTTTTCTGGGTCAAGTCCAAGACTGGCGGTGTTAGTTCTGGTCATCTCGCCTGTATCAGAAATATTAAATCCGGTAAGTTTCTGGGATAGCTGCTTTGCTCTTTCCTGGAACGAATTTGCATACGCTTCAGCGGATTTTATACCACTTTTTTTCCATTCGTCAGTGTCTACGTTTTCTGCAACTTGTTTAAATGCTGAATTGAAATAGTTCAATGTCTCAACATAATCCATTGCGGATTCTACTGGCGATGTCAGAACGTCTAATGCTCTTTTTGCGAGGAAACCTTTGGCGTAAAGAGCACTCAACTTATTAGTTACTGAACTTAGAGGATTTGACAATCTTCTTATTTTTTCGCCGGCTTCAGAAGATGCATTTCCAATACCTGCGATTGCAGATATAGCTTTTCCACCTAAAGAAATAGCTTTTGAAGCAAATTTTTGAAAAGCATTTGTCAGCCCATGGATTACAGTACTTGCTTTTGAACCTAACGAAGAAAGCGTGTTAAATGAATTCAAAACGCTATTTGTGGCACGCCCTACTTTACTTCCAGACGATGCTAATACTGCAAGAGCTTCTGTCATTCTTATTGTGCTCGAACTAATATCTGGTGCGCTTTTCATTGCGTCAAAAAACTTTAAAACCTCTTGTGCAAGAGTTGATAATTGACTTGCAGTCTTTCCAGTTTTATCTCCTGCACTAGCTAATTTTCCAAGAGAAGTAATAAAAGCATTGGTGGATGCTGATACTTCGCTCATAGAGCTTAATTTAGCAGCCGTATTATTTAAACCCGTCGCAAGATTCGGAAGTTCCTTTGATACATTGCCGATATACTGTCCTGTGCCGGCAAGTTTAGCTATAGCGGTTGTGAACCGGCTAACGCTCGGAGAAACGTCTGGAATAGCATCAAGTTTCTGCATCTCGGTAAGAATTCCACCTAATTTCCCTGTATCAAACTGACTGAAATCGGATTTTCCAAGACGATTGATGGAATTAATAACTGCGTTCAATCCAGTGCCTTTGAAATTCACACTTCCCAGATCGCGGAGAGAGGTTGCAAATTTTGACATGCTGGTAGATAAATCAGTCATTTCTCCGGCATCAATATCTTTTAATTTCTTTGTGATTGCGTCTTTTACTGTCGTAACATCTGCATCCAGAGTTACATTGACAGTATTGTATTTCAGGTCTGCCGCTTTATTGATTGCTTTCTGAATATCAAGGACAATTTTATCTGTATTGATTTTTACATCAACCGGGAGTTCTCCATTTGCGGTACTTAAAGCACTTTCGATGCGTTTCTTTACACTTTCGGCTAATTGATTGTATGCGTCTGTGCTGAACCCCCATGCCTTATCTGATGCCATAGCTGAATCCTTGCCGGTAAGGTCTTGAATTGAAACAGGCTTAATAGAATCTCTTACTTTTTTAAGATTTTCAAGGACAGCAATCAGCTGATCTGCGGCATTGATTGTATCTTTAGGAATCAAAGTAGGAAATCTGTCTGCCAGTTCTCCCCATGATTCATTGAGATTTATTCCTTTCGCGGCATCACGCACAATATTGCTCAAATTTTCCTTCAGTAAGCTATTGAATTCACCGTTTCCGACATCTGCTTTGAGCATGTCAGAAACATAAATTCTTTTATTCTTAAAGAAATTATAGAAATCAATCCATTCCTGTTCAGCACCATCAAGATATGATCCTAAATTTCCCTTAACAACACTTCCGCTTTTGATAATAGTATTAGCAATACTGTTAAGCGTATCGTTGAGTTTTACAGACATATCTGTTCCGTCATAAGAGCTTGCCATAGCTTTGGACAGATCATTCATCTGAGCGCGAATTTTAGCCGCCGCCCCACCTTTAAGGTCAAATGACTTAATGAGTTGTTCAGATAATGATGATGTGTCAACTTTTATATCTCGAATGGTTTTGTCGATGGCGTACTGCAATTTTTGTGTCTGATCTCCACCTTTAATTTCGAGGTCAAGACTTATTTTCTGATTTTGCAGATTACTCAGGTTGATTTTGCTGAGAGCATTCAGTTTTGCTATGGTACGATCTAAGCCAGACGTATTGACATTTCCAAGAGAACTGAAAGCAGCGGTAACTCGCCCAAGCTCTTTAGCATAATTTCTCAACCCACCAGTATTAATGCCATTCAAAGATTTATTCAATACATCTAGCTTTTTAATAAGGTCGTTGATAGATTGAACAGCTCTGGAAGAACTACTCTCTATTTGTATATTGAGGGTATCTATGGTATTATCGGCCATTAAAGCACCTCCTTTTAATCAAAAAAATAAAGGGCAGACAAGACTTTTAATCCTGCCTGCCCTCGTCATTATTACCATGATTCAACTCAAAATTTGCTTGCATGAGTTGCAATGTCATGAGCAACCTGTCACGTTGCCGTTTCTTTTCTGCTTCAGAAAGATTCTCTTCATCCTCTTGCTTCTGTTTTTCAGCTGTTTGTGAAAATGGCTCTTTAAGGTATTCAGCCTTCGACTTTTTACCAATAAGCACATTTGCAACCGCAGTCTGAACTGCACACATCGTGTACATGTTGAACTGCCATGCTTGCGAATCTGCCATTTTTTGTTTTAATTTGTAGGCTTCCATGTATGGTTCTAAATCATGTGGTGTGGAATCCCAAAACTTTTCCTCAGAAACGCCAATAGACAAATAAAGTGGAAGTAGCTTTTTGTGGACTACTTCAGGAAAGCTCAGCTTTTCTTCTTGTGATCCTGTGGAGTCTTCGGAAGTTTCGCCTCTGCCCTCTCCATTGCATTTATCATGCCGGATAAAAAACCGTTCTTCTCAAGCTCCTTACTTGCTTTTTCAAATAAAATGAATCCATTCTGAGGATTTTCCTCTGTGGATTCATCTTCGTAATCATCCAGAAGGTCACATACCTTTTCATATGCAGTTTTCTTTTCTTCTTCGGTTTCATACCCGAATTCATCTTTGTGTTTTCTTTGCAGTCCTGCCAGAATCAGTTCTGGAAGCATTTTAATCATATCTTTCGGATTGTTGATTGCTCCCATAGAAGACACCTGTGTAAGAATGTCCGACTGGGTAAGTACTCCGTATCCGAATTTTACTTTGTATGTTTTATCATTTACTGAGAAACTAAACATGAATTATCCTCCCTGTTTTACATCTTATTCAGCAGCCGCTGTCGGCTCAATTTTGGTATCCAGTCCCTTATATGTATTGATGATAAGAGAAATAGACATGGTTGCTGCTTCGTTCTGTGCAATTTCTGGCATTGGAATTTCGCGACCGCATTCTGCAATAACAAAGAATGCGTCGGACATATCCGGGAATGACACCTGGAACCAAGTTGCCAGTCCTGTAGTCTTTGCAGCTTTAGAATCTTCGTACAGTTTTTTGATCTGTTTAACAGATTTGTCCGGATCCATGATGAATTCAATTTCCCATGTACCACCAGTATCCTGTCTACCAGCTGCATACTGTGTCAGATAATCTTCCAGTGCAGAAACGTCAATCTGTTCTGTTTCAAGAGAAATACCGCCGATGGAAGAGGCTTCTTCCAGCTGTGTGAATTTGGTAGGCTTTGTGCCTTTTACGGTTTCAACGGCATATGAAAATTTCACACCAAGTGTAGTTAATCGTGCCATTATTCGGCTCCTTTCTGCCTTTCAGCTATAAATTATTGCAATAAAAAAGAGCCTTAATGGCTCTGGTTCTAGTACGTAACCCTGTACCGGGAGATAAAAGGATCACCTCCTTCTAGTCTTCTTTACTTGCCTGCTTTACAATCTGATTTACATAATTACTAAGTCCTGCAACGAGGATTCCCTGTGTGATTGCGGTAAAAATTGCCATTGCGATTTCCTGTGCGCCAGATATAGCGCATGTAGCAATAACATAAATTCCACAAATCAGAATGCCTAAAGCACCAAGGATTGCCGGGATATATTTGTCCGGTATGACTTCGGACTTTTTAATACCCATTCCGATAAAGTACAGTACAACCGCGACAATAAGAAGTTCCGGTTTCACGTAATTCATAATCTGTTCCATGTTTTTCTCACTCCTTTCCTAGAGTAATGTGCCGGTATATATTCGGCTATATCTGCTAACAACACGTTTTATGCTGTTATCAGCATTATTTTGTCTTACGGGCCCGTATGTCCTACGGAACCCCATATCAACCATAGCCTTGTGACTGGCATCGTCAATTTCATATACTTTTGAAGAAGCTTTTGAACCAGTTGCATAGGATTCTGATTGAAAAGATGGCGTTGTCGCGCACTCGTCCCCCTCAAGGTCGCCGCGTGATGTTGGATTTCCAAGCAAGAACAAACGTGCGTAAACCTTTTTGCTTGAAACTACCGTCTGGCTTTCATCATTAGAAAAGTTCCCTTTTCCTACAACAGGTTCAATAGTTGTTCTCCATCGCTCAAATACATCCGAAACTGGATTTTTTACTACATCTGGCATCTCTGTCACCACCTTGTTTTAAGCATAGAAAAAGCACCCACCGTTCCGGTAGACGCTTTTATATCTTACAGTATACATAAAACAGACGTTATATTCAGTAAGAAAAGGTGCTATGTTTTTATGCAGAAAACACTTCTTTTGCGATTCTACGGATATTCTGCATAATTTCTACACTCGCTTTGTAAACGGGCATTGTAGCTTCTGTACCGTAAGAACGTACCCATTCGCCAGAATCTGCCACATATACCCACGATTCGTTTTTTCCTTTTCCTTGTCCGTAAGAACCAATTGTATAACCAAATTCTTCTCCTTTTGGATGTGGGCTAGAACCGGCGGCTCCGTTGTAATGGATACCTGCACCGAATTCTATGAACAAAAGCCCAGAACCCTCACACACAAGAGTTGCCTGCGCGTAATTTCCGAACCTGTTGATTTTGATGTAGGTATTGTGGTTTTTATCAGAATCTCCTTGTGCCAACATAATATTTTCGTCTATGACAGGAATTCCCAATTCGCAAAGCCTTTTAAGGAACAACTCGTTTTTATCGCGAAGACTGTTTTGGTATGCTTCCAATTCTTTGATTGCATTTCCAATAGATTTTTGACTCAGATTGCATTTGATTACTCGTCCATTCATTCTTCTGCACCTATCTTTTTAATTCCATATCTAGCCAGATTCCCTCTTTGCGTATCAAGGATTTTCTTCAAACGATAATCTGGCGGTGTTGTAGGAATACCATCTTCCAGAACCAGATTTCCGAGTGCGTCAACCTGTGGCACGGTATCAATCCAAAATACATCTCCCTCTTGCGGATGGAAAGAACGGTTAAAAGAAGTAATGTATCTGTCGTAATCCGGCACAATTCCTGCCGATATTTCCTCTGGTGTTCCTGCGGTAGATGATACGGAAAACTTAAAATTTTGTGGTTGACTGTAGGACGGTACGGTATCTATCCCATCAAGTATTTCGGTTACTTTTGACCAATACACGGTCTGTTTCTGTCTTTTTAATCCTCTCATTTATGTTTATTCCTTTCAATGATTGTGATGCAATGTTTTTAAAAAGAGGGGTAAATATGGAATTATACGATACAATCCATTGTAAATGTGGATGCAAGTATGAGGTTAATCAGAATATAACAACGGACAAAATATCATTTCCAAATTGCGGAACAGAATATGAACATTCTCGACAAAAGTTGTGGTACATGTTAGTACTCTTCTCCGGTGATCTGCTTATACTGCTCCGGGGTGATTACACCTTTCTCCGCAAACTGTCTGATCTGTTTCTTCGTGTACAGATGCAGGTTGAAAAATCTCTTAATTTTCTCAAACATCATGCTTCCTCGCTCTCTAATAATGTGTCTGTCATCAGTGCCGTGTACATAACCTGTGCCTCGATACGATCTTGCTGAGTTGGTTGTTCTTCTGGGAGTTCTGCCTGAATCTTCTTCAGTTCGGCAATCTCTTCGGGTGTCATATCTCTGTAGACCATTCCCATCACCGGTACTTCACGGGTACGGGTTTCTTCATGTTCCTCAGAGATGAGGATGCCCTCATCGTCATACTCTGCTGGGATGGTTACTGTGTAGGATTCTGTACGTGTTCCTGTTTGTTTGTATTCTGCTATTTTCATCAGTTACCATGCCTCCTGGAATATATCTTTATATTTGTTCCAACTGGAAATTTTTCTCCATTAACAAGGTATATGTTAATACTATTAATGGTACTTATAGCATCGGGATTTTTAATGCCGTAAGCTTGATGGCGCAGATATTCAGAATTTGTCGCGCTAGCTGGATTAATTGCTGCGTAAGTATTATTTTCTCCAATCCATAGGCCCCCAATATCCCTCATTTTGCCTATATAATATTTATAATCTTTTGCCATAAATAGATTATTGTATATTTTGGTATTATTATATGAAATCCATCCGTTTGTATTTTTTGTTACCGCATTCGGAAGTTCAATGTAAACAATAATATCTTTTTCATTTAAAGCATTACCACTGTCTTTTTGTGTATATGTAATGCTTGCTGATTCTTCTTCCAATGTGGTGTCGATAATTACGACATAATTACCAACCCCCATCCTCTCCCTAGCCGCCACCTGTTCCTCGGCTGTCCATGCTGCACCTTTTCCATCACACATGGCGGCTTTGACGGCGTAGTCAAAGTTGGAACAATCAATTTCTTTTCTAAGACGTCTCTTATTTACATCGTCAATGCTTGCGGTATTTACTTGTAATCTTCCTTGTCGATTCATCAGCCCAGTAGTATAGCCTCCAGCCGAGTTGTCGGTGTATACCAATCCAAGAGTATCATGCGAAGATATCGGTATCTCCGCTACACCATCCTGAACGATACTCTTACCATCGATTCGCACGTCCAAGTTGCTTCCACCATCCGCCCACTCACAGACGAATGTGCCATCTTCGTTGACTGATTTTACCCGAAGAATTTTGCCAACTTCGGGAGTTGGGGGAGAATTAAGAAATCCGCTGTCATTTTCTAGCTCAGATGTTTTTGTTGGAATCTTTGTATTATCTGGTAATGCACCAACGTCTTCCGCAGTATATGTCGGTTTTTCTGGTTGTTTCGCCCAGTCGGGAACTGTTGGGTCGGTCTCTTTCAACGGATGTTCTTGCATATACTCACCGACAGCTTCTTTGATTTCTTCCGTAGACGCACCGCCCGTCATGTCCTTCGCTTCGAAATTTGTCGGTTTGCCATCTGTGCCGACTTCTTTTACTGCTATTACCTGTCCAACCTTTGCGGACTGTGGTCGAGTGACTTTCTCTGACAGGTCAAGATTCAGATTGTCACGTATTTGCTCTGTATCTTTCACCGCTTTTTCTGCCCGATCAGCCGCGTTGTTGACCGCAGTAACCGTTTCATGGAAAATATTCGGTTCCGGTGTTGGGTCTACGCTTGGATTCTCTGGCTTTGGTCGGCTGTACACCGGAATAGTAATTCTGTACTCTGTATTGCCGGATTCCTCATCAGTCACATATATGAACGCATAGATAGAAAAATCACCAGACTTTCCATTGTTTTTCAATAATTCGTCTGGAATCTTAACGGTTGTCACGCCATCCATTGTTGTTCCAACCCTTGACAGTGTGCTTCCGCCTCTTATGTCAAGGCTAAAATGTACCTCCGTAGCTGTTGGAAGATTCTGTCCTGTGATACTCAATATCTGACCGTAGTCGTATTGCCAGATTTTACGGGTTGTCACAAATCTATAATCTAATTGTACTGGTATGATATTAGTGTCTGCAAATGCCATTAAGCTATCATCCTTTCTACCCCAACAGGAGCTACATATGTGAATCGGTTTCCTAAAACATCTTTTGCAACGCCAATTACAAAGCATCCGTAGTCGGCAAGCATATTGCACACAAATTCCTCTGCGTCCACCCAATACTGTTTCTTAACCATGCGGTGAAGTTCTGGTAATAGACCATAACTGAACATCACGCAATGCCCTAATTCATGGATAAACACACGGTTCAGAAGTTCTCCGTATAGATTATTTGCAATCGAAATTGTCATTGTAGAATAATCTGATACCGCAAGCGTTCTGTTGCCTGTACGGTCAATTAGCACGCTGTCATGTGGAGATACGAATTGCACTCTCCATAAGTCCCCGTTCATATAGAATTGTTTTAGCATGGTTTGTCACTGTCCTTTTTTCAAATAAAAAGTCCCTGTCACATTTCTGCAACAAGGACTAAATTTAATTTTTATTTGTTAATTCATCTGCTGTATCAGACGAGTTAAGTCGGTTTTCATCGACTGCCTAAGAGTTGCGTCTGCATCTGACCACATCTCTGTAAGATTACGGATAATGTCAGATGTGTACTCTTTCATGGAATCATCCATTTTTCTCTTAGATTCTGCATCATTGGAATCATGGTAATGCCTGCGGTTCTCACTGTATCTGTCATAGCTTTCACCATATCTGGACTGCTTATGGTTCATTCCATCCATTCTCATATCACTACGGTCTGGATGATAACCCATGCGGTACATATTACGTTCAAACTCTGGATTGTTCAGATACTCGTTCATCCAGTCATCATCTTCCATGTACAGATATGGTTTATATCCCATACGACTTCCTTTGCCTTTCGGGGCAAATCTGCCGTTTGCATAACGATACCTGTCATATCCCATGCGTCCAAGATACTTCTCTTCCTGTTCGCATTCGTCCATAGCTTCTACGATTCTGTAATCTTTATCTGCGCAAATCGCACACTTTACAGATTCCATGCAATCTTTCAGATCGTCCCAGTCTTGAGCGCTGAGATTGTCGAAGCCATGTGCCTTGGCTTTTTCCATAGCCCATTTTCCCATTTCCATTGCAACTTTATGCATTACAGTTCCCCCTTTCTAACAGCCTGTGTAACAGGTGCGTCTGTCGTTGGGGCTGTACCATTAATTGCTGTTAAATTGTTGTTCGGACTACAAGCCGGATTTCCTAACATCTTAAATACTCCACCAGTTGCACTCGTAGCTACTCTGGTTGCGTACTTCGTTCTGGTTCTTACGCCACAAGCTGTAACCTGTGCACAGCAACGATTCTCTAGCGGATACAAAGTAGTTCCTGTTCCTATCTGAATCATTACCGGGGCGGTAATTGTGGTGGCTTCTGGTATACTTTGTGCGATCACAATGCAATACTTTTCTCCATTGGAATAACTGCCTGCCGGGAGTGTAATCACAAGATTCCCACCAGTGAATGCGACAGACTGGCTTATCACAAGATGGTTGCAAAGTTTACAAACATTTTTACAACTCATATTTCTACCTCTCAATCAAAATAAGAGGTGAGCCGCAACCCACCTCTTAGAATTAGTCAACCTCTAAGGGTGAGTTACTTAGCAGCAACCGTTTCCATATCCGTTGCATCCTGCGTATGCATACGGAGCCGGTACCTGAAATGCAGGAATCGGGGATGGATTGATTGAATTGATTAATCGCTGCGTCTGTGCATTCATTTCGGTTACAATCAGCGCGGACTGGCGATCCTGAGATGCAGCACGCTTCAGATCAGAGTTCTCTGCCTGCAATGTTGCAATCTTATCATTCGTCAAGAAATCAAGGATTGCTCTTGTATTGCTGTTCTGATTGTCCAGAATATCTCTGGTATTGTTGTTCATTGTGTTCTGGAGAGCACAAGTGTTGGTTGCCAGGTTGTAGTTGATGCCCTGGATAGCTTCTCTCGTTTCGCAGCAGCAATTTGATAACTGAGACTGTAAAGCGTTGGTGTTCTGCATACCGGCTACGGTATCAGCGTTAATTGCCTGTTGAACACCATTGAAGCCCTGAAGCATTCCAACATTCACACCATTGAAACCACTCTGCATAGTATTGTTGAGAGCATATGTGCTGTCACAGATGCCCTGCTGAATACCTCTGATACCGTTCTGAATATCGTTAAGAGCAAAACTCTCATTGATATCTGCACGTGTGGCCCATCCTTGGAATCCAGCACCATTTGCACCATTGCCACCGAAGCCGCCGCCCCAGCCGCCAAAACCTCCCCATCCAAAGATAGCAAAGATCAAGACAAGCCAGATAAGTGAAAAGCCATCACCGCCCCACATATCATTGGCGCGATTATTAGAGCCTGTAGCGGCAGCAATGTCACTAAGACTGTAATTTGAACCATTCATCATGTTTTTAGTCTCCTTAAATTTTATTTACAATAGGAGACATCCGCGGCTGTCGTCCCAAATTGTAGCGATTTTTGAATCACCCAATTATGGGGAAGTATTATAATCCAAGGAATTTCTGGATAATTTCATCGGGGGATAAATGTCTTTCTTCAAAAACATTTTGTTGTATTTGATGTAACTGATCTGCATCACCTTTTTTGTATAAATCCAATGCATTTTTCAATGTCGGATTATTTCCTGCAAATTTGCTCATATCGTTCATCATGTTATCTACACTTCCGAACCTCTGAGAAATCATTTTCTCGAATTGCTTTTTCATCATGGCGTTTGGGTTAAAATTCATCTCTGCTTACCTCCGTTCTGCTGTTTTGCAACTTCCGATGTTCCTGACATTTGTGTCGGGAACATACTCTTTATTTCAGAAATCTCAGAGCAAACATCATTCCGAAGCTGATTAAACATTGCTTCAATGTCAATCTGTTTCTCTTCCTGTTTCGGATATTGTTCTTCTGGATTTATAAGTCGGTAAACAAAGATTCTACTTTTTCCATCTGCCTGTAATTGCTTTTTATATATTTCTGTTCCATCTGTTTTCGGATAGTAAACAGGATTGCCGGACATATCAACATCCTTTGCTTTTACAGTATCAATTCCATCCACCATTTGCCCTTGCAACATGGAAATCTGCGGAATCTGCTGCATAGGCTGTTGCATCTGCGCCTGTCCATACGGCATTGTTTGCTGATAACTATTTTGTAGCTGTGCCAATCTGTCTTGATATGGCTGTATTTGTGGTTGCTGATATGGATTTGCCATTATTGGCTGATAATACGGATAAGCCATAATATGTTCCTCCCATCCGGGATTCAAGAATCATGTCCATGTCATCCACAGACAGATGCTTTTCCCATAATCCCTCGTAAGGGTTCTCTAACATAAGCATACTGTTTCTCCTTATGCTTATATTATATAGGAAGAAACGCTGTATTTGAACGTCACTATTTCGCCACATTTCCGCCGTTATACAAAGAAAAGCCCCGAATATACATCGGGGCAACTTTGGTGATTTTCTTTTTTATTTTTCTATTGATTCGGTCTATGGTTCTGGGACTGTACCCCATTAATTCAGATGCTTCCCATAATGTTTTTTCGTCATAAGCCCGTAATCGAAATAATTTTTCTTCACGTGAATCAAAACCTGCTTCTTGCAAGTAAAATTTTCTTTCATCTTCTGAAAAATCTGCATAATTCATATAACTCCACCGTCCTCCCTTACAAGTGGAATCAATTTGTTACATAGGAAATACACCGCTCAACATAAATCCTACAACTGCTCCCACGACTGCCGTTATAATGCATACAATAATGGTGTCATAACGTTTGCCAGGGACTGCCATGAGGATTTTTAAATTGTTGTTCATTTCATCGACTGTTTCTTTGATATGATCTAAGTCATTGCTATACAGGGCGGTCTGCTGTTCGAGCTTATTAATTCTTGAATAAAATTCTTTGTGCCTTTCAGACTGCTTTTCCTGCATATCATGAATACTTTTTTCAATTTCTTCGAAGCGGTGATTGTTAAAGCACTCATGTTCACATCCCATCGCTTTTCCTTTCTTTCACTCCCTATAAGATTTTTGCTCTTTCCCTGCTTTAATGAGCAACCCTGCAATGTACCGGGAGGAAAAACACATTGCGTTCCATCCCATCTTTTTTAACTTAAACTTCCAGCAAAAGGAAAAACACCATGATTAATATAAATTTCGGTTTCAGATTCCCAACTTCTATTTACAGAAGATTCAGAATGTGATCCTTGGAACTCAGCCCCCTGCTTCACAAGAAAATAGAGGGCTAAATCAAATATGCAATCATAGCATTTTTCCATGTCACTATCTATTTTTTTATCTGTATAACTCGAAGGATAGTTTCTCTTATTCTTGAACGAACGAATTGCCCGTTTTACGGCAAGAGAAATCATTTCAGGTGATTCTGTATCATCGGTCAGATAGTTTACCAAATCGTTTATAAGCTCTTCGTTCATCCAAAATCACCTACCCTTGCTGAACTAATATTTCAGAAATGATACCAGCCTTATTTGTTGAGGTCAGGGCATAGCCATTATCACTTGCAAGCTGCCTTAACTGTGGTACAGTCATATTAGACAGCTCACTTTCTGTGTATTTATGTGTTGGTTCTTTGGATTTAACACTTGCTACAGACGGTGATCGGCTGTTTTCATTGAGACTATGCCCGGTTATTCCCCCTTTGTACCAATGATAAGGCCACCATTGGATTTTGAAGCTACTGGAATAAATAAACCAGATGCTTTAGTCCATGTAGCAACTGGGTCTGGTGTAGCCCACATGGATAAAGTGACAAAGGAACGATTCTCCTGTTCGATAAATGCTTTGTAAGCATTTTCGTCTGGTGTTGGTCCCCACAGACCTGTGCCGAATGATCCATCTGCTTCTGCTGCATAAAGAGTGAACACGTTTTCTTTAAAGTATCTGGAAACACCAAGAGTTCCATCTGCTTTATCGTAATTGAATTTTCCTTCGCATGTAGCAACTTCAATATCAAATTCCTGCATGAGCAGATTTGCAAGTTCCTGTTTGGTCAGAAGACGCTTATTAGCCGCGCCTAGAACTGCTGTCTGCATTGCTTCGTTATTTCTCATGTATCCAATCATTTTCTTAGAAGTAACGGCTCTGTTAACTACATATCCATTGTCTTCTGCAACTGCTACCATCTTCTGAATATCTCCCATGATATCAGCAACAGGCTTAGACCAGTCAGAAAGATCTACTTTCGCATCAGCGGGAACGCCAAAATCAACTTCCATTTTCACCCTGTTCTCATTAATATTGAGTTTGCCGGTGGAAAGAATTTGGCCTTTCATAACTTTTGTTCTCTCAAATACGCTCTTGAAAAGTCTTGTTGCATCATCAAAAACATATTTTGTAAGAGATTCATCGTCTGGAACACCATTTTCGATAGCTTCCTGTAATTTTTCAGACTGATTGATTTTCTCTTTAATCAGGAATTTCTCAGTCATTACTTTTTCGAATCCAGGTCTGGAACCGATATGTGCTTCTGTATCAAGGGCATGAACATAAGCTACTTTGGGAAGGTTCTGCCCGCTCATCAATCTGTAATATTCTGCTTTCCAGAACTTGGTTTTTACATTTGGAAAGATTACATCCAGAATACCTGCGCTCGGCACTGGAAAATTTTGGGAAAACTTAAGTCTCTCTTCTTCTGTGATAGTATCTAAAACATTATATGGCATCTGTCATACCTCCTTAAAATACTGGGTCTTCTGTAGTTACAAAAACGATTCCTGATTTCTCAAGTTCAGTTTTTGCAGTTGTATCAACTGTTACCGGGAGTCTTTTTTCAAGAACACGGCCTGCAACAATCACAGAAATCGGTCTCTTAGCATCATCTGTCATATCAACATCTTCAAACACAATGCCGATTGCGCCTGTTGCATTTGTCGGATACACGGAACCTGCTTTGATAATTTTCTTAGTTCCAACTGTTTCAGCATTTGTCTGTTCTGCTGTGTGAGTTTTGAGTACTAATCCCACCTCAGATTCAAGGATATTGGGTGTGGACTTATACTGCTCGGTTTTCATAAAAGCCATAATTTAATCTCCTTTTCTTATAAATAATCAACTGGGGCATTTGTGCCGATTGTTTTGATTTCTGTTTCTTTGGAAGGTAAGTATTTTTCGAAATATTCTTCTGCTTTACTCTTTTCTTCCTTTTTGCCACCTTTGGTTCCTCCGCCCGGATTTGGAGTATTTTTAAGTACTTCCTTTTCCCAAGCTGCTTTAGCTGTCTCAAGAGCTGTTTTATTTTCAGTGGAAATTCCGTCAACAAAAGATTGAGCTTCGTTCAGTGCATCCTCTGCTGGTAAAACCGAAAATGCTTTGATCGCTCCTGTATAGGCATCGCCTTTCATTCCTGCGCTTGCAAAAATGGAAGTGATTTTTCCTGTCAGAGCTTCTTTCTGAGAATTTGCCAGTGCGGTTTCAAGGTCAGAAATTCTTTTTTCGTTCGCAGCTTTTTCTTTCTGGCGTTCAAGCTCTGCTTTTTCTGCATCAGTCATATTCTGCTGCTTCAGCTCTTCCAATTCTTTTTCGAGGTCTGCTACTTTGTTGGCTTTTTCTTGTAATGAAGCATTTTTGTCTTTTTCTTTCTTTACTTCTCCTGTAACGGAATCAAGGTATTTAGACACCTGTTCATCAGATGGTTCCTCAATTCCCATACCGATAAGTACTTGTTTTGCCTGTTCTCTTGTCATGAAATCTCCTTTCTTCCAGACCAACACGCTTTGTTCACACGGTTCGCTCCGCACATGATCTGCACCCGATTTGCGCTCACGGGCTGTTGCAATATTTTTGAGTATTAAAAAAGGAATCTCAGTTTCCCAAGATTCCTTAAATAATTGATGTAAAAACGTTTATTCTTCATCAGTGGAAGAAATTGTTGCTGATTGATTTTGAATTGATTTCTGACTAAAATCTTTAATCAATTCTTGTGCTTTCTTCAATTCTTCGTCTGGGTTTGCCAGTTCAGGATAAACAGTTCCAAGATATGGTAAGCTCATTTCATATACCTTTTGCGGATCACTGAATAATCCACAAGTGATCAATGCAATAAGTGGGTGAATTTTATTTTTGAACAGATAATCAAGTGCCTGTGCTTTAACAAGCATATTATCTGTCGGGTTTCTGGTTATTTTGACATCAAAATCTCTGGTAGAAATCTTGACATCATTGGAGGTTTTGCGAATGATGCTGAGGATAATTCTGACAGATGCTTTTTCCGCTTCTTTTGTGAATGCTTCGACAAGTTTTGCATCTCGTTCTGCGAAATCCCATCCATTACGTAGATATACTGCGTTACCAGTATCACCTCCGGTGTTGCTTTGGCGGTTTGGCATTGCTTCCACGATCAGCATATTGTTGTAAATATCATCTTTAGCAACTTGACTTTCTGACTGATTTAATTCCGCAGTCATTAAGTCAACATCTGACTGAACACCGTTTCCAGCATCTTTTACAGATATCGCTCCAAGCTTGACCATTTTCAAAAATTCATTCTCGTCAATTTCACAGTTTTTGAATTTCATAAATGCTTGAACGAACTGTTCAACACCGTTTAATCTGTCCGACTGATATTTATTGATCGCATCAAATGCTGTAATTGCAATTTCGACATCAGATAACCGGTCATGGTTGTTTGGGTACTCGATAATCGGAATGCCGTCAAAACCATTGATGCCGCTGACGGTTACTTGTCCGTTCTTTATCTTGAAATATTGATTCGAAGAATAGCAAAGGTAATATTGCTGATTCTCTTCATCTTTCAATATTTGAACAGATAACATTGCTTTTCCTGTGTTTCTGGAATAAACAATATAAACATCTCCCGGATACGGAATGAAAATTCTGAATGGTGGTAAATCACTATCCTTTGTCCAATCGTCTTCTCGTAGAATTGCCTTGTATGCAGTTCCTACGGCGCTCTGGTATATTCCAAGCTGAATATTTCGGGCATCCGCATTTGCTTCATCCAGATAATCATTCAGCAGATCGACCTGTTCATTTATTTTTTTATCTGCTTTTTTCTTTTTGCAGACATATTGAATAGGTTCTCCATATATTTGTCCTGCCTTAAACTTGACAACTTCCAGAGCGTGATTTTCGACAACTCTGTTATTTACTTCCGGTCTCACAAGCTTTTCTCGATATAAGATTGGTTGGTCACCTTTGTAGTACCGATAAAGATAATTAATCATCATTCTGTTTCGATTATGTGTACCAATCGTATCAGATAGAACTTGAACAACATTTTCGGTAGTAATTTGAGCTACGCCAGTGTAGGCAGTTTTTCTACCAAAATCGCCTTGGCATAGGTCAACAAAATTACTTTTGTTTCTTCCCACTGCCTATACCTCCTGTTTTTGAGCATGAAAAAAGCACCGAGTTTTCACCCGATGCTTCATACATTTTCATCATATATTATACATAATCGGAAAGTTATATTCAGTAAGAAAAGGTGCTAACTTTTGAAATTAAGCATTTCTTTTACGTAATTCACGGCTCTTCCATGGAATTGTTTAATATATTCTTCATTGTATTCCATTTCATCTGCAATGACAGTTAGCTTTTTCCCCTCTACGTATCGTTTATACAAAAAATCATAATACTGGGGATTTTTTACAGACTCTATAACATCTATAAGTTTCTGTTTTTTCTCCATAAGCTCTACCACATTATCAGCCAATTCACGCTGCGCATCCACCAATTTTGCAATTGTATCGCCTATTTTATCTTGGCTTCCAGAAGTTTGAACGCGTTCAATGCCATACGTCGAAGCACTAATGCTAGTAGCAAGCAATTTTAAGTGTTCGATTTCTTCCAGTTTGTTATTTATAATTTTTTCGTATCGTTGAATTTGATTCAGATATTCCTTTATATCCATGCTATCTCCTTCCCCAGAATGGATTCTGCATTGCTGTCGCTTTACCGCCTAATGGATTTTGTACGTACTCAGCCATCATTGCCAAAGAATCAATTCCGTCATCATGTGGTACTTTTGCCCTAGTAGTGTACGTAGTTACATTAGCCATAAATAATCCGTAATCAGACTTTGCTTTGTACTGACTTGGATGCAGAAAATAAAAATGTTTTGCTATATAGTCCGAATTTACAAGAATCTTTGTTTCTTTATTTGCTGACGTTGGTTTTGTCTCAATTTCAGCTCGGCACTTTCCAGTAATCATTTTTTGAATATTGTGTGCCACACGGTTTCCGACATTATTTGATTCGAAACGAATCTTATGTGGGTTATGTCTTATCAAAATATTCGCTGTCTTTCTATCCAAAATGTCATAGTCTGTAGTGTCATCAAACACCACATCAGGAAAGAAAAATTTATCTCCGTATTGGTATGCAATCGGTAATGATTCGAAGTCGGTTCCTTTATCTTTTGTATCGCATACCGCCCATATTGCATCTGCATCTTTATCTGGAATGATGATGTATTCATCCGTGCATCCATCCGGCACGTCTTCTTTACTGAAAAAGAATCGTTTTAATTTGTCCGGTGGTAATAATAATCCTTCACGTTCTACCGGCTGCTGCTGGTAAAGACAGTTGTAAGAAATTTCATCCATGGATTCTTTAGCATCATTGAAATATTTCTCTGAGAATCCATTTACCGTAAATAGGAAATTACTTTTGCCGTTCTCATCAAGAGCTGGCACTGCAATAAACCTTGCCCGTGGATTTCCGGCATATAATTGTTGCAGTTTTCCGATAGGGTCATGCACTGACCATCTGGTGGCAATATAAAACTCTTTGCATCCCTCAAGTCTACGGGAACGCAAGTCATTTACCACTTTTGTCCATAAGGTATCAAGTCGATTCTTATTCAAAGCTTCTTCAATACCAGACACAAGGTCATCGGCAGTAAGAAATCTATTGCATCTAGTGGCACCAGTCAAAGAGCCATCAATAGAACGAAATGTCCATGTCTTAAATCGTCCGTTTCTTTCGAGATTGACTGTAGTTTCCTTTGCATTTGTTCCTTGGATTTCTACGTTAGGGAATATCTCATGCCATGTGTATTCCACGGGATCATTGATAATTTCCAGAACACCATCATAAAGGGAACGTGTCAGAATGCTACTGTGTGCCGAAGACAGGTTAAAGTCATTCGGGAACCATCCACCTACCAATGATAAAAAGAAATCTTCCAGAGTACTCTTGCCACAACCCGGAGGTACGCTTAATGCAAATATATCTAATTTGTCATCCATCAGGTCTTGCAGTGAACCTATGATGTTATGCTGTAAGAACACATTTCTTCGTGGTTCGTAGAATCGTTCTTTCGGGATTCGGTTCTTTTCAAGGTAAAGAAGCCCACTGTCAACCTGATAGTTCTGTGCTTCCATCAATAAATACTGCCAGTACAAATCGTCAAATGAACCACTTCCTGTAACTGCTGCCTGCTTCGCAGCTTTATTATGAGCGTACCGACTGACTTTCATTGCCATGTTCCGTGCATCTGGATTATCCTTAAAAGGAAGGTCAATATTCATATTTAACAGCAGATCAAGGCAATCTTTTTGATTCTGTAAGATTGACATATCATCGTTGATAATTCTGATCAGTATTGAACGGTACCATTCAAGCGAACCTTCTGTATAATTGCTCATAAAAAAAGAACCAGACCTCCCCTCTTGTTTTAGGATTTAGTCTGGCTCTCATGTGGCTCTTTGACTGTTATTCACTTGCTTTGAAGTTATATATAGGTTTGATAATATCAACTATTTCTACGGTATCTTTGATATTATCAATAATTTCTTGCGGTGGTTTGTAAGCCATAGGGCTTTCATCAATCGTAGATTTCTGAACGGATGTTGTATATATCCCGTCCATAGACTCCTTAAATTCTTCTAATGAGATATTTTCTTTTGCCTTTGATCGGCTCATAATACGTCCTGCGCCATGCGGGGCTGAACAATTCCAGTCCTCGTTTCCTTTTCCGAATGCGATAATGCATCCGTCTCGCATATTCATTGGAATAAGAACTTTCTCACCATATTTAGCTGATATTGCACCTTTCCGAACAATATTTGTATCGTGGTCAATATAATTATGAATTGTGTCGAACGATGTATTTCTTTGGAGTGTCCAATTCATGCTGTAGAATATAGCTGACTGTATGCACCGCCTGTTTATTCTCGCAAACTCTTGACAGATTTTCATATCATGCAGATATTGTTTTCTGTGTTCTCCCGTCAAGTAACATAATTCTTTCGGAATACCTAGTTTGCCCGGCTTCCATTTTCGTTTTAATTCATCAATGCCATTTTGAATTTCTTTGTGTCTGCCAGAACGTTTGTATTCTTTCACCAATTTTTGTATTTCAGTTTCGAGTTTGTCTGTACCCTGCATGTCTTCTATGGCAATTTTTTGATATATTTCAGCTACTTGTTTTCCAAGGTTGCGGCTTCCAGTGTGAATGACAAGATAATTTACCCCTTTCGAATCAGTGTCAACTTCAATAAAATGATTTCCGCCCCCAAGCGTACCAAGACTCCTGCGAATCCATTCGATATTTTTAAGCTGATGAAAGCAGTGGAGTTCTTCTAATTCTTCAAAATTTATGATTTCGTCACGTACATTTCTTCCTGCCGGAACATTGTTTCTTATTACTTCGTCAAGGTTTTTTAAATCTATTGTCCCCACATCGGTAGGAATTTGTGTTGTAAGCATTCCGCATCCAATGTCCACGCCAACAATGTTTGGAATTACTTTATCTCCGAGATCAGCAGTAAAGCCAATTACACATCCTGCTCCTGCGTGAACATCTGGCATGATTCGTACTTTGCATTCAGAAAACGCAGGCTGTTTTATCAATGTATAAATCTGATTTAATGCTTCAGGTTCGATATTTTCTGTAAATATCTTCAAGTCACTCATAATGGCGCTCCTTTCTGGCTCTCTGACTGATTTATTTATTATTCAGCATTCTCATCGGCTGTCATATCTCTTGTATCTACGATGGTAGAAGTGTTACTTCCCTGAATCTTCGGAACTTCACCATTCCATTTATCAATTTTCTGTTTTTCAATCAGTTCAGGAGTAAGTGATTCTGCAATTTTTCTATTTGCTTCTGCTTCGGCTTCAGCTTTAATCTTAATCGCTTCAGCTTTACCTTCTGCATCAATTTTGGCTTGTTCTGCCTGAATAGCTGCTTTTTCTTTTTCCTGTTCAGCGGCGATCAATGCAACTTCTTTATCTTTATCGGCTTGTACTTTGGCTGTTTTAGCTTCAATATTGGCCAGTTCAAGCTCTTGTTGTGCATTTACTTTCTTTTGGATTGCAGCTTGTGTTTCATCATCAGTGGAAATAGAAGTAAAGTTTACTGTATCAATAATGATTCCGTATGGTTCAAACTTCCGTTTAAGGTATTCGTCAAGTGCTTCATTCAGTTCCTGACGCTTATCACCGAAAACATCTGTTACTGGATACTTCGCTGTTACTTCCTGTGTCCATGCTTTCATCTTTGGTTTAATAAAGGTATTTTTCACAGATTCCCCGGATTGCCCTTTGAACTGAGTAAATACATCAGTTACTCTGCTCTGATCGAATTTATACGAAAATTCCAAATCAACTAAAAGAGATTTTCCATCTGCTGTTGGTGTCTTAAAACTTTCGTCTTTTGGAGAATCGCCTTTATCTTCAGATGTAAGATAAGATTGTTCGATTCCAACAGAATACAGTGAAGTTTTTACTGTAGGTGAAATCAAATGCCATCCCTGCGTAAGTACATTCTTGGAGATTCCACCGTTCATTTTGTACTCGACCGCAATGTAACCGGCTGGCACCCTTACACTACACTTTGCAACGCATATAAGCCCTGTAATAATCACAACAGCTAATCCAATTCCACCTAAAAGTCCTTTTTTCATTCTTTGTCCTCCTCATTTTGGCTTTCATCTTTATTTAGCTCATCAATAGCATTTCTGCCAATGTGATTCAATAATTTACCTAGTGGCTGAAATAATTTGTAAAGCAGAAACCATACTGCTACTGCTCCACATATCACTAGAAATATAAATACTGGATTCATACATTCACCTCACAATACTTCTAAGTGAATCCCACCACTCATCTTTTTTATTTATATCTTCTGCTCGCTTAAACATGAATTTAAGTTTATAGATTCCAAATTCTGTTGTAGCTGGGTCGATATGCATGATTTTAAATTTTCTTTTAAGATATCCAATTTCAAGAATGCATTCTTCTGGAAGTTTAACGTAATTCACAACGCATTCTACAAGAATAATTCGCCTATCTTCTTCATGATGTATTTCAATGTCAGCTAGTACATTAATGATTTCTTCATCAATAATCTTAATGGGATAATTCACTACACCATATTCTTTCATACATTCACCTCAAACTCTTTCTTGCAGTTGCTACCCTTGCATTTCAATTTAAGATGCTGAATTTTTGTCTCTGGGCTAATCAGAAGTGCTTTCTTCTCACAAAAGGGACAGCAATACCATAGTTTGCCATTGATGTTCTTTATTAATGCCCGTCCGTCCCACGGCTCCGGTGGATTCATTACCTGAGAGAAATCTATCCCCTCAGATTCAAATGCTGATTTGATACTCATTATTTCTCCTGTTCTTTTTATGCTTAATACCTTTATGTTTCCGTTTGAGATAAATCCTCATTTTACTTCTTATGTTTTTTCTGAATTGATTATTGAATTTTCTTTTTCTCTTTCTCCCGGCAATCTGCCTTATTTTATGTTTTCCGTGCATTTTAAGATAATTATTACAATACGGAACAATGCACATATCGTTCATTAAAGGAGAAAAATATTTTTTTGGTACAGTTTCTATCCAAGGAATATTACGTAGACGCATATTGTTTTTCACGCTTTCTCACTCCTTTATGTCCATTCCTCTTCCAGCTTTGTAACAATCTGCTATATATGCTCTATGTACATCTTTCATACCATTAATAGCTTTTCTCATTGCTTCTGCCATTTTTTCATCATAATATGTATTCCTAATGTGTAGCTTGTTTTCACGCGGATTAACACTTATTGAATCTTCTAACAACGGATAATTTTCGCCTAAGAACACAGGCATATCTCCAAAGCCATTCATTGAAAGCTCATCAAGCATATTTAATAATCGGCTAACAGTAATTTGATTATCCATAATATCAACTTACCCCATGAATCTTTCTCAGATTTGCATATCGGTCAATAATTACGTCCAATGCAGTCTGAAGCTGATTGATTGTGATGCAATCGGACTGGTGAGTACGTTTCAGGCTTTTTATCTCTTCGAAAGGTGCATTAATATCCGGAGTCATAAATTCAGGAATGGAGTTCAAATCATCCACCTGTTTCTCTAACGCAGCGTTATAATTGCGCATATTATCCAGTTTAGCCCGAAGCTCATTGATTTTCTTATTTTTGTTCAGAATTTCATGTTGCTTTGCTTCGCTCTCATCAGCCAGACGAACAACTTCTTCTTTTAGCTGATCTACAGTCCAATTCTTCAAATCTTCAATTCTCATGGCATCCTCCCTCAAATCTTGGTAAATATTTCCATGTCGTAATTATCCCGGATATAGTCCACACATTCACACAGTTTCTTACGCAAAACTAAATCATTTGCGATGTCTGGGTGAAGCGCATACAGCAGGCAACTTCCAATTTTTCCGTCCTCTTGAAACTTCTTCCAGTCAAAAGTCATTGTGAACAATGGAATCCTCGTGAGTTTTTTTTGTCTTGTGTCTTATATAGAGATTGCAGAGTTTCTTAATCATGGCATCTTCTCCTATCTTGTAGACCACGTAACTATTTTATTCTTGCACTGTGGGCATATGATATATTTCTGCTTACGTCCACGTCCAGATGGCATATTTGTAGAAAACATTTTTTCTATGCATTCTTCTTTAATATCTTCTTTTTCATCGTACTGCAACACTGCTCCGCATTTTCCGCAATTTATTCTTTTTAATATTCCAGGAACCAAAATTTTAATCATTTTTTTCTCTTTCCTCTCTGTGTTTCATCTGGCATTCAATCATCTTTGCTACATTCTCACGTTCCTGTTTTATTCCATGTCCTTGTCGAAACAATTCACATTCAAGGATATTCCCGCACTTAGAACATTCATCGTTGATTTCTTTACCGAACACCTTCATTCCACATCTCCGTATATCAGCAGTTTAATAATCTGCTCTTCTGTAATTTCCTTCGCATTGATTCCAAGCCATAAATTTTTATATTGCAAAGAATTATATAGTTCATTAATTCTACTTATCCTCATTTCAAACGGTTTGTCACTTTGTAAGAAATAACTAGCTGCATCACGAAGTGTTTTTGTTCTATGAGGTGAATTAATAATGAAAATTCCTACAGTACATGTTTCCGTTTCCAAAACAAACGTTTTCCTATTGAACTGCACTATCGGTGTTTTGTTATGTATTTTATTAAATAATTTTATCAAAAAATAGTCTGCATCTTTATTATCAACTGCGATGTAAAGTATCTCCTGTTTCCTCATCTTCAATGCCCTCCCAACATTCACAATTATCATCAAGACATCTAAAGTCTGCACAATGTTCGCTGTCACCATTACAGCAGACACCTTCTTCTACCGCATACCATTTGCATGTACAACAATAATCTTTTTCTTCCATAAGTCCTCCTTAAACAAAAATTCCAGCACACGGACTTGAACCGTAACTAGCCACCCAACGTGGAGTACTGGAAACCATTCATAGAAAGGTAAGATAAAAATGAAATCCTTCCAATGATTGCAGTTCATTGGAACGGTGCATCCGTGATTCGAACACGGACAACATTTCTGTTGGATAGGTTAGCAACCTACTCTGATACCATTACAGCAATGCACCATGCACCGCCTTTAACGGCCAGCTTAGAAACTGGGTTGATTTTCACCTTATATTTCATTCAACAGTGATACAATCGTATCTCTCTGAATTGATTGTGTTTTCCATAGCCTCAATCGGATTATATCCAAGATTCTGTAATACCTGTTTAAATACTGTTACCGACTGACCACTTGCAAGCTGTACACCTTTTCTTGTAGCATCTGCATGGAACACGTCATGTCTGCTGTCTACATTCCAGAAGATAATATTCGGAATAACATATCCAGCTTTACGAAATTTCTTTTCCATTTTGTCATAGAAAGTCCAATCTTTATTGCCACAATAATCAATTTCCATGTCAGAGATAACGACTATAGCTTTCGGCATCTCTTCTTGTGAAACATTGTTCTCTTCAGCAATATAAAGTACTTTCTCGAATGCGGCTTTAAGGTTTGTGCTACCGCCCCAATTTGCTTTTGCAACATTGATTATTTTCTGGTGAAGTGTTTCACCCTTTAATGTAACAACCTGCGGATTACTAGAGAATGTCATAAACAGATTATGATATGCTCCCGTATTTCTTTCAGCGAAATATATTGCCAAACCGATTGATGTTGCCATTGGTCTTCCATACATTGAGCCAGATACATCAGCCATTATCAGTGCATTTGTTCCCTGTTCAACATAATCTGGAAGTGCTTTCCACTGTGCTTCAAGAACTTTGTTGTTTTCTCTTCCATAAAGGATTTTTTCTACGATGTCGTATGGATACAAGGTTGAAGCATTGATTTTAACTTCTCCTTTATCAGCTTTATTGATAAATTCGTTGAATCCATCTGGATCATGCTTTGCAAAGGCTCTACGATAAATCATCATTGCGCGGCTTGGAACTTCTGGATATTTAATCTCGTTCCACTTGCCGGCAGACATGAGACTTTCGACAACACCTATTTGTTTTCTCATGCTGCGAACGATTCTCTTAAAGTTGTAAACTGGATATCCTAACTTCTGTGCGGTCAGAATTCCTAATTTTCTAGTCTTTGTACTGCTTGCATCAGCCGTCTTAATCCATTTAGCAAGCAGAGAAATTGCTTTTCCATCATTAAGATTCTTCAAATCTTCCTTGAACTGATTTTTCATGGTTTTCCACATATCATCTTCCAGTGGCGTTCCAATCAATTCATAAAGGTCATCATATCTTCCGAACATTCCAATCAAATCAAGGTTTGGTCTGAGCGCTTCTGGATGATGTTCTGCCATATAACGGATAATGGTTCGGAAAGTTTTTCTTTCTCCAAGTCCGCAACGAATATCTCTTGCATAGAAAATTATCTTTGTTGCAAAGAGTTTGTCCTGTGCATACGCTTCTGAGAACAATGTAGTGATTCTATTCTCATCAGCATCTCTCAATGCTCCAATAGTTCCAAACAAGTCAAGTCTTGCATCGCTTGTAGTGCTCAGTGCGACTGCGCCATTTTCGGTTCTTGTGAACTTGCTTTCTTCTTTCATTGCATTTGCAAAATCCATGTTCTTTCTCCTTTCAGGACACAGGAAAATGTGAAATATACGCCTGATATTTTATTTAATAATAAGTTGCTGTAAGTGCCCCTAATTTTTTCATGATGCTTTTGGTTTTCATAATTAGCAGTTATGTCCAAATGATTGCTGTAAGCATCACATAAATGCCCCGACAGGATTTGAACCTATAATTTTTTGCGGCAAAGAACACAAACATGTTCTAATCGGTTTTCCGTAACCGATAACCGGGGCAGTGGCAAGGGGTGGACTCGAACCACCGACAAGTACCTTGTAATGGAAGAATAATTGCTGTAGAAGTCACAAACATGACTCACGCTCTTTATACTGCTCTACCAGTTGAGCTACCTCGCCATATTTACCGCCTATCACGGTCAAACGCTTAAACAAAGTGTTTGGGTTGATTTTCACTTCATATGCTTTCGGACTGGATGTAATATCCAGATAAGCAATAACCTTTCCATCGTAAAAACGCATGAACTAGATGGCCCTTTTAGAATTACTGACTATCACTTCTCACAGTCTGTGGTCTCATCTCTCTAAAAAGTTTTTTTACGCAAATGCCTAGTGAGTTGTGCGTTTACGTTTATGCGCAAACCGCATAAGCTATAGACTGCCTGTACGCAGATAACTTAGCTCTAAGCGGATAAATATTTTTTTGCCAGAGGAGTATCTGCCGGAACTGCCGACTTGCGGAATTGAACCGCCCGCCCAAGTTATAAGGGCTGGAACACCTTGTTTCTCTTGGCAAATTGCAGGAGACGGATTCGAACCGCCGTTCTCAAGAATATGAGTCTTGTGAGATTCCATTTCTCCATCCTGCGATATACGTGAGCTTTCAGCATATTTGTACCGGCAGCCCACAAGCCGACTGTTTCTTACATCTTGGACAGCATCCTCATATTTTGTTTATTTTACAAAATAGTGGGAGAATGCGGAGTCGAACCGCCCTGGTACTGTTAATCAGTCCTCTGCCCCCTTATGGTATTATTCTCCCCAAACCCGGGGTGTCCGGGTTAGCAATATGTTTATCGTGTTATGCTTTCCACTAGACTGTTTTATGCTGTGTCAGCCACACAGAGTTGTTTCGGATATTATTATGCCTTTTGACTTTATGCTTCTTGAAAACTCCCTTGCCATCAATGCGCGCTTATGATGGCTTATTAAAACTAAGAAACATTCATCGGACGGGAAATCAGATCAAGCACAAGCCTATGCCGTTACATATCTTTGCTCATTCTGATTCACATACGCTCATCCGAAAGTTTTTTCTTCCCATAAAACGGATGGGTAGCATACGGAAGAAATGGAAATTCTGAGATTCGAACTCAGGACTTCCCGGTTATGAGCCGGGCGTTCTAACCACTGAACTAAATTTCCTGAGTAGAAAATATTACCAGCACCTCAAAGCCATATTTTCTACTGTTGCGATTCTTTGCCACCAGTCGCAACAAAGGCTCCCTTTTTTGGTTTTGCTGTCACCTATACGGGGATCCCATCCGGGACGTTTGAAGTCCCTTTGAACAGCTCCGTTGAGCTAGATGGGTATCGGAGGGTCTATGTGAAATAAACCATTGCTAGGTACATGCGCAACCTAGCAAACGGGGCTAGTGGGATTCGAACCCACACATGACGGAATCAAAGTCCGTTACCTTACCTTTTGGCGATAGCCCTAAAATCTTTCTCCCACTCCGCACCATTACAAAAGCAGGAGAAAGAATTGTGTGTGATATAATTACTATTTCTGTAATGCAAACAATATATGTGGAGGAAATCAAATTTAATATAATCGACTACAGAAATTTTTTTACACTAAGTCGGATGTAAAGAATATTTGCTTGCGTACCGCTCCACAATCGGGTAAGCGTATCCTTCCGGTTTAATTATAGGTTTAACCCGTTCTATGATAAAAAACGGAATAATCCTCGTAGGAAATGCTAAAAGCATATTTTTACCTCGCTGTGCAGATTAATATAGTATTCAGAATGATTCCTAATTCCATCACTGTAAAGAAGAAAATAGAAAACATCGGTATTTTCTGCTCGTTAATTTGCGTCATGAGGAATGCAGCCAACGTTGTGAACACTATTATGTTGATTGCTACAGCAATGATCGTTAATGGTAATCTCATTTTTCCTCTCCAATCATAAAATTAAGTATCTTCTCTGCGATTTCTTCTTCCGGCTCAAACGGCAACCCACATGAATTATAAGCAATTAAAGCTGATTTTAGGCTTGCTTTGAATCCGTGGTAAATTTCTCCATGTTGAAGCAATTCATGCCTTAAAACTGAAATTGCATCAGTAATTGATTGAGAAGTGAAGCTAATTTGCGCCAGAGCTTCCATTTGGATGTCTGGTTCTGCCATCATCTCGAATACAAATGTCGGAACCTCGTCAACAGCAACATGGAAATCAACAGACTTTACTCTTGGAACTTTATTCCCATCAATAAAGCACTGCGTCCCTCTCCAATCATACGGTTTAGGGTTCACAATTTTCACAACAGGCATCTTTGCATCCCCTTTCCTGTGCTTTGCAATACGCCAGAAGATGTTCTGCAATCTCTTGAAGCTGATTTGTGTCGTACTTCGCAAAGGTCTGCGGTTCTTTATCATGCAATGGTGACAATGTACCGAATTTGCTAGGTTCAACAGTTATCGTTGCATTGATCAGCATGGATGCTGCGTCAATTGGTTCGTCTGGGAGCATTAAATCGTCCTGGTTCTTCTTACCACCGATAACACATTCAATTCTGTCGGCTCTTACCATTGTGTAATTTTTTATTTTATTAAAATCCGGTTTTTCGTCCGTTAAGATTGCTTTTCCATTCTCAGTGTATACATAATAAACTTTTTCATTTCTATTCATTCGTTTCGTTCCTTTCCAAAATCGCCTTTTTTATTTTTGAAAAATTTTTCGAGCATCGACATTTGCTTACCTCTTTCGAAAATATTCTGCCAGTGCTTCACGGGTGATCTGTGACACGCTTTTGCCGGTCCGGTTCTTCTCAACTATGAGTTTTCGTTCTAGCTGGTACGGCAACCGGATGCGGATTGATTCGCCTTGTGAATTATACTTTTTCATACGCAGTATCCTTAACTAACAATCTCAATTGGGTATCCAAACTGTTTTTCTAATTCAGCAATAGTAATCTTTCTTGGCTTCATCACATCAACATCAACACGTTGGACAACTCCTTCTGGAGTTTTCGCAAGTCCTTTGCCAGAAAATTTATCTATTCCCTCATTTGCAAATATGCTTAAATGATTATATCCATAAGCTCTGCACCATCTTGTAGCTGAATCAACAATTTTTCTTAATTCCGCTTCAGGATCACCAAACAAATCCGTGTAAGAAATAGCCTGGTCAAATTCTGCATGGCTTATCGTTGCTGGAATTAAAATCTGCTTATATGGACTTCCGATAAATCTAAAGAATCTGTTAGTAATTAAAGCTTTTTCGCCTTTTGGTAATCCAAACCCTTGTGCTACAGCTTTTTTAAGTAACTGTTCCGATTCTAAATCACTTTTTGTAGTAATAGCCTTGTTTGTAAAATCAATCATCCTTTTCCTCCCCTAAGATTTTGTATAATGTTCCTCTGGAAACTCCAATAATCTCAGCAAATTGAATTTTTGTAATCTCACCATTCTGCCATCTGGCTTTAGTATCTTCAAAAAGTTTTTTGTCAATCTCTTTCTTTGCACGTCCTTTGTACTTGCCCTGAGCCTTTGCAATTGCAATACCTTCTTTCTGACGCTGACGGATATTTTCCCTTTCTCTTTGTGCTACATATGAAAGAAGCTGCAAAACAATATCTGCGATCAGGGTTCCCGTCAAATCCTTGTTCTGTGAAGTATTGAGCAATGGCATATCTTGTACAATAATATCTGCTTCAATCTCTTTTGTGATTTTTCTCCATTCAGTAATAATCTCTTCATAGTTTCTTCCAAGTCGGTCAATCGAATGAACTACCAGTACATCACCTTTTTGAAGAGAAGCAATCATCTTCTGGTACTCAGGACGGTTGAAGTCTTTGCCGGATTTCTTATCCATGTAAATTCTATCAACTCCCTCTTCTCTCAATGCTTCCATCTGTCTCGCTTCGTTCTGGTCAACTGTTGATACTCTTGCATATCCTATCTTCATATATACACGCCCCCGTTTCTTTATGGTTTAATTATACACCATAGGGTGTGCTATATCAATAGTAAAATACACGTTTGAGTGAATTTTATTTGATTTTTATAACATTTGCGTTTATTATGTAGCTAGGAGGTGTTGTCATGGTATCTCAAAAAGTTAAGCAAATCATGAAGCTGAAGAAAATAACAAATGTTCAAGTGGCTGAGCATCTAGGTACTTCGCCACAAGCACTTGCAAACAAGTTTTCCAGAGAAACGCTTTCTGCAAATGAGCTTATTGCAATTCTGGATTTTCTTGGATGTCAGATTGCCGTTGAAGCAATCCCAGATGTTATCGTGAAATTTAATAGTGACGATTTGAAAAGGGAGCCGTAATGGTTCTCTTTTTTTATGCCTTTTTATCTGGCAGAGAAACGGTTAAGGCTTACCGCTTGTCGTGTTCGAATCACTATCTCTGCCATGTTGAGGAAATGAATGTAAAATGGGTCTTTTTGTTTTTTGGAATCCTTGAGCGACCCATTAGGCGGTTATGGGGTGTTATATATACCCCCTTCCCGGGTCTGTCTCTGGTGACGCTGACCGGGCAACCCTTTGCCCCATGGGTTCCCGTTGTCCCGGTCTAAACGCTGTTTTTCGGATGCCTTCGGCAGTAGCCAAGGAAAATTGCTGTGCTTTTCTTCGTCATATTGCACAACTTTTCACGTTTTCGCATGTGTACATTATGAGTACACCCTAAAAAAACATTGAACATTGCTATATATTGTGTACTAATCTCAGGAAACACAACATATTGTTATAGCTCCGGCTTTTCCATCTCTGGAAGCTCCAGAACGTCCTTGTACTTGTCTGCGATCTGCTGCGCTGTCTGTTGTGGTATGCCCTGCTGCTGCCCTGCTGGAATTGGTGCCGTTTCTGCCATGCCGTAAGCTACTTTGCAGGCAAAAATCAAATTGGCATTCGTGCCGTCCTGGTTGTGTAGCTTATCCAGTGCAAAAGCGCCGCACGTTTCTTTCCATTTTTTCACCGTTATGCCATGCGTTGAGGCGGTTCTATAGTCTCCGTTCGCCCAATCGCTAAACGTCATGTTGTTAATTCCAACCAATATCCCAAACATCTGTAATGTAGGTGATATACCATATCTACCACATACACGTATATATATATTAAATATACTGTCTAATAGTTCTATATCATTATTACTCGGTTTTTCAATATGATCAGCAATATAAAAAAACATATCAATACGATTATTAGCTATATCTTTCTTATACTTTTCTATACTGTCGTAATCTTCTTGATGTATGCATAATACAGTGTTGATATACTCATCTACCAATAACCATATTTTGTTTTCATACACCTCTATATTTTTGGATGCTGTTATAGTATTTGAATCTTTCACTGTATCACCTCACTTTATAACGTTAATCTATAAAAATATTGCAAATAAAAAAGCACAGAAAAACATGTGGGCCATTGTTTCGGCTCCTGTTATCCTGTGCAAAATGCGTTAAAAAATATATTCCGTTTTCGTGTCTATTAACAGTATTAACATACAAGTAGTTATTCTGTCAACCGTTTATTTAAAAACTTTTAGTTAATCTCATATAACACTATAAGCCATATCTATGTATATTATTATACTATATCTCTATATACTGTATATAATTATATATAATATTATTAATAATAAACTCTAACCTTAGGGAATCTATGGAGGGATAATAAAAGATACTAACATACAGTAGTGTACTGGTAATCTATTAATATATAATATATATAGCCCTATTAGGCACACAAAAAGCCAGACCTTCCGGCACTGATCCGGTGTAATCTGGCTATAAATTATCGTTATTTTTTTCGCGTCAGCTGCTCCAACTATCCCTCCATGAGTTCCCCGCGGCCGTCGTTGGTGTGAGTATATCGCACTATCGAATCGAAAGTCAAGTGCAAAAAATATAAATTTTTCTCTTGACAAAGTGCGTTTTGTTGTGTTAGTTATATTATAACAGTTTCGGCGGTTGGCTGTTAATGGGCGCATATTATGCGCTATCTCTCCAAAAGCCGCCACAAAAAAAGCATTATAAAAGCCCCTTGGTAAAATCCAAGGGGCTTATTTTTGCGCCTGTTTGCAAGTGTTATTGTGGTACATATGTGCGTTATATTGTCAATACATATATGTGCGCTATTTCAATATTTTTTCAAGTCTGTCTAGCTCTGCAAGAACCGTATCCCTGATAAATGCGCTATTACTTTTGTTAAGATGCAAATTTTCAATTCGTTTTTTAGTGTCTTTTGGAAATACTATATTAAGTCTATAGTTATTTTTTTCATAAGTTCTAATCGCTTTTCGCTGTGCTTCTGTTGCCATAATTCAATTGCCTCCCGTTCCTGTTTTTCTTCTATTATAATGTATGTGCGTTATATTGTCAATACATATATGTGCGTTATACAATATATACAATTTGCCTTGCTATATATGTGCGTTATTTGGCTAATATTACGTCTTGTATATGTGCGTTATATATGCTATTATAATATCAACGAAAGGAACACAAAACAAACCATTTAGAAAAAGGAGGAAAAGCATGAATAAAGATGCGCTTATGTCATATATAAAAATAAATTTTCCAGAAACTATTGATAATCATTGGAATTGGGAATTGCTAAACAATATTATTGATTATGCTATTAATCAGTATGATAGGGAAGAGATAATAAAATTCTTAATGAATATTGTTCCAGAAGTTACATACGAAGAATATATGTATTTCATGAATGCTTGACCGTTGATGACATAATAAAGGGCTTTAGAAAACACCAAAGCCCCAAAAGAAAAAATAAAAAAGCCCGGCAGACTTCCAAACCAAACCGGGCACCAATCAAAAAAAAGAAAGGTAGCCCCATTATAACAGGGGCAAAGGTAAAAAGCAATGACAAAATATGATTACATGGAAGCAGTAAAAGAAGACGTTAAAAATTATATTGATTGTGAAATCAATTTCGCAGACTTTGACAGTCTGGAAGAACTAGAAGAAAAATTAAACGATGAGCTTTGGACAAATGACAGTGTTACAGGTAATGCAAGCGGATCTTATTATTGCAATTCTTACAAGGCAGAAGAAAGTATCGCGCACAACTGGGACTTGCTCGAAGAAGCTCTTGACGAGTTCGGAGAAAATAATATAAATGTTATCAAAAATGGCGTAGAATGGGCAGACGTAACAATTCGTTGTTACTTATTAGGCTCCGCAATTTCTGAAGTGCTGGAAGATCTCGAAGAAGAATTTGACGAAGTGCACGAAGAAGGGGAGGAATAAGCTATGGAAAGTAAAAAATACACTTATTCCCAGTGGGAACGAATCCACCGGGAAAAAGTTATTCATACCATAAAAGCCTACTTGTTAGGCTTTGCGGTGGCTTGTTTTCCGTTCCTGTTAATCGCGCATTATATTGTTATTGGTTATTGATGGAGGCGTTAAAAATGGCGGATCATGAAAAAATTCGGCGAATAACTTTTTCCCTTTCCGAACTGTTCCCGGAAAAGAAAAACCAACTTGAAAAAAATAAATGGTACTACGATCATAGTTATATTAACTATGATGAATGGGACAGAAATATTGAGAACATATTAGACGATTGTTTTTGCAATAAAAATACACCGTGCTGCGGATGTGAAAGCGCGGAAGTATGTACAGCTAAAAAGGCATGTTAAAACAGGAGGGTTGAAAATGATTAAAGTTGATATGTGGTACAATGACAAAAAGGAACAGGCAACGGGGCTTGATATTCAATTTAATGATCTTGGCTGTTTCTATTCTGGTAATATAAGAATTTTTGGTAAAATTGTTGGTGATTATTACGCCGACAGCGTGCAAGAAATTTGTGAAGCGTTCCCACATCTGGAAGAAAAAATAAACGCTTGCTTGAATTAGGCGTAATGGTTTCCGCTGGGTTCGATTCCCGGCAACGCCTTTTATATCAGTTGAAAAGCTGGTATAATAACAAAAAACGGAGGACAAAAAACATGAGAAAAGAAGAACTATTATTCAAAAAATCAGAAGCTGTGAAAAATATTCAGTGGTACGTGAAAAACGTACTCACCGATGAGGATTTGAAAACATTTTCAATTCCGCAGCTTGAAAAAATGATTGACTTAATGGAGCGTGCCGAAAAATTCCGTGAAAGTTGCAGCCCCTTCTACACCTTGTCAGCAACTGAAGTTGTTCAAAAAAGTACGGGTAAAATTGCATATTTCGAAAATTCAGGGGAAATCCGGGAAGAAACCGTCGAGGAATGCATGGAAGGTGCCGCCAGACAAGGTTATATCAACTATTTGAAGAGCAGGGAAAAAGCATGACAGTTGTCATGCTTTCCCCTCTCTTTGCTCACTTAGCAACCGTATAAAAATGTATTTCAACTCAACGTCCCGCCATTGATCGGGGCGACTCTCAGCGAAATCATGGAACGCGTGAGAACCAGCATTGTTACTAGCTGATATGTGTATCATACATCATAGTGCGCAAAAAATCAAGTAAAAATTCGACTTGTAGTAAGGAGAAAAAATGGTTGAAATTGTAAAACCAACATCCAAACAAACCGTCGCCGCCATAAAAAGCGGCGATTTTTCCGAAGTCCAAAAAATAAGGGATATTGCAAGGCAGAACGCCGCCGATATTTTCCGGGCAGTTTCATCCGGGGCTATTCCGCTGATCTGGTACGACTTGCCGCCGGTTCGCTGTCAGTCTGGAACGGTGTCTGTTATGCGCTACGCGCTGCATAGATCACCCAAAAAAGCGGATCATTTGCAACTTTCTTGCATGGAGATTAAGAACGGAAGCATCATTCCGACATCTGACCGGCAGTACAATATTCTTGACGGCTCCGGCTTCCTGGAATTCTTCCGGGACTTGCCCGGGGTCGCACACATAAACTATTTAGAGTGGTAAAACGCTGCTCTTTTTTCTCGTGCCCTGTATCCGCTCCGGGCGGCGTTGGTTCGTGACCTGTGCTGGGCTTTTGGCTGTAGTGCCTTTTATGCGGCTTTTAACGGTTTATAACTGGCTTCCGGTAAAATATACCGCATACGGCTATAAAATCGTTTCTAGGCAGTTTTACGCAATCAGTCAAAAGGATTGACGGCAAAATGTAACGGGCGTATTATGGTTATATATGTCAATGTGGATAACTGCCGGCTTGGATTCTGTCCAGGTTTCCGGCTGCATCTATTCTGGATCGCTTCAGGCGGTCTTGTTTATGAACCATTTTTACACGCTGATTTTCTGGCAGTCTGTCTAGTTTATGTAGCTGTTGCCGGTTTCGCTATCCTTGTAAGCGCTTATTTGGCGTTTTACAGGCGTTTACTGCTTGCGTGTGTATTTTATCAACTGTAAATACAAAATTGATTTTAGGCACGTTTACGGGCTTTATAATGGCATCGGGTTATTGTATTATATCCCGGTTTACTGCTCTATAATGTTTTAACGCTGTATTTTGACTTTTAAGCCGTTTTATATCTTCACTCGACAAAAGTATAGGTTTATTCCGTTCGAATTGATTTTAGACGCAATTATGTAATTAATTACAATGTTTCTAGCATGATCGTGTGCATCGGATGACGGCATATTTTGCCGCGGATATATTCCTTGATGCATCATCACTTTACTATGAAGCCTCACAAGTGCCAATTTTCACAGACATTCAAAAAGACCCGAAACATGGATTTTGAACGAAAAAAATCATTTTTCCATGGATACAGGTCGTTTTATAATTTTTATTTATTTGTAATTTTGTACAAATATTTTTATAGCATCTATTTTGAGATTGTGGAAAATGTAAAATTATTTCAATTTATTTAGATGATCTACTTTACCAGTGCTTCTTTTCTTCTTTATTGCGGTTCCGCTTTTCATCCTCTGTTCTCGTTCTTCCTGTTTTCTGGTCTTCGATTTCTTTCTCAATGAATTTCCAGTACTATACCCCATATTTTCCCTCCTTATCCTTGATCTTCTGACTTCTGGTCTTGAAATTGATGATTTCCACGTCCGTATTAAGTTCAGGTGGTATTTTCCCTACAACGATAACTCGAAGCGGCTCTATGCGCCTTTCCATTTCTTTAAAGCCTATACAGAATTCTTCTCTGGATGCTCTGGATTTAATTCTTCCATTGGTGCAACATGCTACGGTGCTTCTTTTTGGCACACCATCAAAAGCCCAGTCATAGCAATACTCTGGCGGTATGCTTACGTTCGGAATAACTTTAATTCCGTTCATGCTGAGATAATGAGACAATGCATGATTACGGTACTTCTGCCAGATATTCATTGCAAATGGCATCCCATTCTCTCCCACTGCCATAGAAAAGTCAGGGCCGATCACGCTATGGAAACATTTTAAATGTTCCAGGTATCTGTCTGGATTATTCCAAATTTTTTCAAATTCGTAGTCGTGGATGTAGAAATTCACTGTCAGCTTGCGGTGATTCTTAATCTTCAAGCTGAAACTATCCTTGAAATCAACCGTATCTTCTCCCGGATGCCCTGTGTATTTATCTAACATCGGTATCTGATATTTTCCGTCCAGTTCTGCTCCCATAATCATGTATTCTCTCATTACATCATATGCGGTATGACTATCTCCTAATGCTTTCATGCTTCGTTCCTCAATCATTATTACTGCGGTTTCGCTCCTTAAAATTTACTCTTTAGTAATTAATCAAAAAGCAAAGAAATATGTGTATTTTACGGGCTCTTTGTGTCCCGGAAAGCTGCGTAAAGCTCTGTAAAATGTAGTGCTTCGTTCCGTGAATATGGGGTTAAATAAGTTCACCGAACAACGCATACTTTTTCCGCTAACAAATGACATTTCTGTCGTAATTCCATCTTTCAAATAAAATACCAGCTTTGCTTCTTTTTCGCCTATTGGATTAACAACTATTTTTTTCAAAAAACTGTCTACAACTGTCTTGGTTATGTCGTCCGGGCTGATTCCATCAAGTTGTTTTACGGAATGTGCAATTGCTCTGATTTGGTTTTCTATCGGAACAATATCATCCTGTATGGTTGACAGTTTTTCAATTTGCTTCTTGTATTCTTCGATTTGAGTTTCTAGTTTTCGGCTCTTTTCAATGAATACAGCATCGCTAATAGCTCCATCCAGATTGTATTCCAGTAGCTTATCACTTTTGCGTTCAGCGACATTTATTTGCTTTTCGAGTCTTTTAATTTCAGTTGATGCGTCTGCCTGATTCATGGATGAATGATATATTTTAATGAACTTTTCGGCAATTTGTTCAATATCATCAGAAGATTCACGAATTAATTTCGCAATAACTTCTCGAAGTTCTCTGTCATCGATGTAAAAAGAATCACAGCTTGCAGCACCTTCTTTTATTTTCTTACTGCAAACCCATTTAACATCTTCTTTTCCTCGAAGCGTTCTTTGTTTAAGCCAATATGATGCGCCGTCATTTCCGCAAATAAGCATCCCTGTGAACACATTTTCGCTCTTTTTGATAGATGTTCTACGGGTTTTTACAATCTCGCCACGTGCATCAATGTATTCGTTTGCTTTTTTCCACACTTCTTCGTCAACGATTTGTGGAACATGGCTTCCGTCATCTTTAAACATCACCCATTCTGATTCTGGAAGAAACTCCTGCTTTTTGGTGAACATATCAACGATCTTAACTTTACCACCGGCATAATATCCTTTATACTTTGGGTTCCTTATAATGTGGCGAATAACATTCCTGTCGATTTTACCGCCTTTGTAATTGCGATATCCCATGTTGTATAATTTTTTTTCTAATTGAGGCGTTGTCCATTCACCAGATGCATAGTCTTCAAAAATCATTTTAACCATTTGAGCTTCAGATTCATTTATCGTAAGTTTTCCGTCTTTTTTGTCGTACCCGTAAATCCTAGAGTTCCCAAGGACAACCCCGTTTTTAATAGATTGCTTGTGTCCAAATTTAACACGGTTAGAAAGCTTTCGGACTTCATCCTGTGCGACGCCAGCCATGATCGTCAATCGAAGTTCGCTGTCTTCATCAATGGTGTTGATGTTGTCATTCTGAAACCACACGCATACGCCCCAAGAAAGCATTTGCCTAGTATACTGGATACTGTCAAGCGTATTTCTGGCAAAACGCGTGATCTCTTTTGTGATAAGCATATCAAATTTCCCGTTCTTTGCATCTTCAAGCATTTCTTTGAACTGCTCACGATGTTTGGTTTGTATGCCAGATATGCCATTATCAATATATCCTTTAGCAAACTTCCAGTTTCTATTGCTTTTAATAAATTCTTTATAATACTGGGTTTGGTGTTCAATGGATACCTGCTGATCTTCGGAATCTGTACTTACACGAGCGTAAAAAGCAACTCGTAAATTCAAATCATAAATAGAACGGGTTCTTAGTCTTTCTCTTGTATGGTATATATTCATTTCGATTCTCCTTCAAAAAGAAGCGAAACCATTTATATTATACTCCATACAATGATTTCGCTCAATGCTTTTTAACATTTATTTATTTGCGTGATGATTTTTGTATATACTTCTTGACTTATTATACCTTCATCATATAATCGCTTATTTATAATCAGCATGACTATCTTATCGGTCACATGACATCCCTCCTAATTCACAAAATCAAAAATATTCATCTGTCCTTGTATTTCTTCTATTTCATCTTTTGTAAAAAATTTGCAGGCTGTCCAATTTGGATTCCAGTCAGCATCCAGTTCGTAATTTAAGCATTTGCATCTTTTAACGTTTTTAAACATCGTGCATTCAAAGCATTGATGTTCATAGTTCGTACCGCCCGAACGCTTGTACATTTCGCTGATTCTTCTCATAGGCTGATGTCCTTCCATAATTCCGGGCATCTGGCAAAGTCATGCTCGCATTCTGTATATATAATGCATTTGTGGCAATCATGCCTACCAATTTGCTTTGCGTATTGTCGCATTACTTTCCTACATATAAGTACCAGTTCTGGTGTGATATCTAACTTTTCGTCTTTGCCCTCCATACTTTTCTCCTTTTCTTTGTTGCTGCATATTCAAATTTGCCTTCTTTTACGCAATCTCTTGGGTCACATCCTCGACTATGACCGACCATAAAAATATAATCGCACGGTTGCATTTTCCCTGATGTGCCGTTTGATTTCGGATAGAACTTGCAATCTGTGCATTGACGATTAGTCAAATTCTGAATTTCTTGTGGTGTCATTTTTTTCCACGGTTTACGCTTGTTTTCCATTTTCACCGCCTTGAATCTTTTTGATAAGTTCCTGCTTCATTGCATCCGCTATGTGTTCCCTGACTGATTCTTCAGGAAAAGGGATTTCCAATGATCGCTCTAAAATTCTGTTCGTAATGCGGTCATCATATTTCAATCTGGAAATAGGATAATTACTTGTGAAAATTGTGGTTTTCTTGTCCACATACCGACCATTGATGATTCCGTAGAATTTTTCATTAATCCAATCTTTCCCAGATTCCGCACCAAAATCGTCAATAATTAGAATATCCGCATAGGTCAAATCACTAATCAGCTTATTCTCTGCGTTTTTTCCTCGTTCTCCCCATGTTGACTTTATCTCATCGAGAATTTTTAGGGATGTTGTAAATTTTACCGATTTCTGATGCTTTTCTATCATCTCATTTGCCATGCTGCATACAAGCCTTGTCTTTCCAGAGCCTTTAGTATTTGAATATATGTACAGCCCAATTCCCTGTTTCTGCATCTGTTGGATATTTTCGAGCCAATATTTAACAGCTTTTGCCGCCTGTATGAATATTTCCTTACTTTCTGGAAGTTGATACACGCTGCTTTTCATATTTGAAAATCTGCATTCCTTGTACATATCCGGCATTTCAGCAAATTGCAGCTGGTTCTGCAAAATCATCTTCTTTCTGATTCCGCAATGGCATTCTTCACAATATGGAATGCCATTATTGTCCCTTGACCATATCCAACCAGAACCGCCACAATCAGGACAATCAGTCTGCAAATGGAGTGTCTGAGATTTTGCTTCCTCCGCATTGTTCAAATGGGATAAGCGGTTTGACATGTCTTTGAGCTGTTCTAGTGGTTCCATGTTGCCCCTCCTTGTTGTAGTTTCCTTCCAACGTCTTAAGGAAATTATTTGGTTTAACAAACCAGTCAAATGTTATCATCCAACCTCTGTTATTCTCTCCTCGAAGAAAATCACTGTTGCGGACGTTGTTGATTGCATTAAGGACTTCATCAATTCCGTATTCGCGGATTCGCCCTTTGAGTAACTGATATCTTTTTGATGATGGTTTGATATCACGTATCGGATTGATGCCAACTTCCTGTAATTTGTTCCATTCCTCGATGACACGTCGGACATCAGTCTGACATATAGTATCTTTAGATACTATTAATTTATTATCTTTCTCTTTATCTATATCTATATCTTTATCTAAACCTATATCTTTATCTGAGTGCGTCTTTGTTGCGTCTTTGTTGCGTCTATTGTGCGTCTGACGGTTTGAACGCTCTATTAATTTGGTATCGTCAATAACATTTCCGCTTGCTAATGAATAGCTTCCATTCTCTTTTAGAAGCAACATCCTCTTTTCGTCAATATATGAAGTTTCCGTGTATCTATCTCTTGACAATGTGTTATGCATTCGCCAGTGCTTGATTACTATTACACCGTCTTCAAACGTAAGAACGAACCTTTTTGCAATCAATAATCGCAGGTCATCTTCACTTGCTCCTGTGATTTTCATTATCCTTTTTGGATTTCCAATGAATCCATCGTCGTCAGCTCTCATGTTCAAATGAAAATATAAGCATTGCGTTGTTGCCGGCATATCCAAGAATGCGTCACTGTCAACAATTTTCATCGTAAACATTCGTTTCTGTGCCATCTATCTATTCCTCTTCCCCCCCCAATCTAATTTCTGTCCACACTTATTGCAGTAAAAATCCGACTTATAAAGTCCCTCTCTATTACAAACTGGACAATCACCTTTTGTCGTATAATATCTGCCTGAAAAGTCAAGGATAGTCTTTATATTTTTAGGCTTCTTTGGAATCTGCTTATGTAATGCATTCATTGCTATTGCAACTGCTTTATCGAGATATGGAGTCGGTCTACCATCATAATGTATTCTAAAATGATCTGTTAATCTTTCAATAGCTTCTTTCTCATCCATAATATTCCTCCGTCACTAATTCAAAATATTCTTCTTTCCATTTCAGAACATTATGAAAATCAAATGAACTATATCCTACATGGTAATAATCCTCGCCAACTTTCTTATATTTTAATTCAAAATATGGCTTGTCATCTACGATTCTAAAAATCTGTTCTAATTCCGTTACAATTTCCTTTTCGACTTCAACAGGAATACTTGCTTTTTCCATTTTGTTAGTCCTCCTAATAAAAATTCTCCTTAATGGAATCATAATCAATGAATACTTGCTTTCTTTTACCGCATTTCTTGCATTCCAAAACAGCTTCCTCGGTATTCTTCCAATACCAAACCAATTTGTATTTATGCGGTTTGCAGAGGCATTTTATTTTGCATCCGTTCTTTCGCCATCTGTTGAATTTTTTGATTATTTTATACAATAGTATGTAAACATCAAGTCCAACTACGCACATTCCCACCGCCATAAAAATTTCTTTTATCGCTTCAATCATTCTTCTTCATCTCCTCCAACTTCTTCTCTATCGGATTAATAATCTCTTCCAATACCTGCTGTTCATAATTTTCTTTCCAGAATTTTTCTCTTTTCCAAAACGGAACTTTTTTAACTTCGCCTATTAAATCAATACACGCCATTGCTTCCAGCATTCCCCAACATCCATCACAGGCTCTTTCATTACACCAATTTTCAAATTCTTTAAATTTCATTCTTGAGTTCCTCCAGCTTCTTCTCAGCTTCCTCACGTGTGAGAAATACTATTCTTCCAATATCTTCTAAACGGTAGCAACTTTCTCCCATATCTTCTTTGCCTATTGTGTCAAACCTTACAGCACGTTCATTTTTGTAACAGAGAAAATGAATTTCTGAAACAGTCATCGTAATAATCGGTTGCTTGGCTCCGGCATTCACTCTATAAACCGTGTCTCCAACCTTACACGGCAATCTCATAAGTAAGCCCTGTTCTTCTAAATCTTCATATTCTGCAAGCGCATCCATTACATCATATTCTCTTTCTCCCTCGAAACAAACATTCGGAAAATCACTTCCGTCATGTATTGCAATAGCTTTTTCATCATCACTATTAAATCTTTCAGTCCATCTCTCCATCTACTCCACCTCTTTCAACTTCTCAACTGCCAGCTTTGATGCATCTACAAACATCTGCAATCCGCTCAATAAACTCTCTTACTGTCATTTCTTTTGTCCCGAGGAGTTCTGATGCCTCATAGAAAGCAAAGTCTGATCTGACACTTGCCGCATAAGTTATATCATATTCATAAAATTTTAAAATATCTGGAAAATATTGTGTTTGTAATGGCTCACAATGGTCTTTCTTATACCAATGAAACCCTTGCTTTTCAGCTTCTTTAAGTAATTTCTCATTTTCCTCTGGTGTTCTAACCAGAATACATGTATTTCTTAAATCAATCATTTATTTTCCTCCTGTAATCTCATCAATACATCTATTCCAACCGTGCATCTTGCTATATTCGTATTCTCCCGGCTTTTCCATTGATTTATATTTCGGCAATGGCTTCAGTGGACACCAATCAGGAGGCACGTCATTGTTTGGAACTCTCCTACCATCCATTGCTCTGCACCAAAATTCGCTTATAAATTTACATTTTCCACAGTTTTCTGGTGTATCAATCACTAATACTGATTTACTCATTTTCTTCCTCCTTATCTTTCTCTGGCAAGTCCATAAGCGGACACCAATCAGGTCTAATACTCAAATCTGTAATATCTCTATTGTTTACCCTACAGAACGGGTGATGCACTCCACTGCGTAAAACGCATAAAGCACAATATTTTGGCGTATCCATAACTAATACTGATTTACTCATCTTCTCCTACCTCTTTTCTGCAAGAATGCTCCATACTGTGACGGACTGATAACATCTTTCTTTTCTCTCATTCAACTCCACCGCCTTTCACAATATCCACAGCATCATTCAAAATTACGATTTCATAAGATTTTGTCCATCCCACAGGTTTTGCTAATGTACTCCGTTTTTCTAATTGCTGAACAACCTTATCCACATCAAAAACTGTCGGCTGTTCGTCAATAACTGCACCTATTGCAAAATCCATATCCGAATTTCCAAGAGAGTCAATTATTTTGTCTGCATCAATTAAACGCATTTATTCATCCTCCCACACTCCCAACAACCGCATCCTCTCATACAGTACAGCGACGGTTTTGCGTCTGTATCCGTAGAAGTCCTTCGGATTCATCGGGATATATCTTTCTTTGCTGATTTTTCTGTAACTTTTCCGGTGCAAGATATTCTCAATAACCATATCCGCTATCACCGTGTTTTTCGGGCAAGCTGACAAGGCAGCACTGGAAAGCAGGTATCCGTACTCTGCCGGGAAGTCTTTCAGCATCGTATTCAGTTTTTCAATATCCTCTGCCGGAATACCGTAGTCTTTCAGCTTTTTGTTCCTTGTCAGCATACCGTTCTCCTTTCTATTTGTCTGAGTGGTGCTTGTCGTACATGATCGCTACACATATAAGTCCAGTCGCTCCGAATATGGTTCCAATGGCGAATCCTAATAAGAATGTAATCATACTTCTTCCTCCTTGATATAATCTTCGCATTCCTCTGCATATTCGTAGCTATCCATCATGTCGCACCGGTTATCGCAACCGCCTTGCTTCTCGCAGCAGATGCAGCACTGTGTTTCACCGTCCGGACACTCTAATTTACAATATCCCATTTAGTTCTCCTTATATGGTTTCGGAAGCGGCATCCAGGCAATAACCTTCCAATACGACCTAGCACCAGTTAATTCCCATCGTTTCAATTTGTTTTGGAATTTTGCGTAGGTTGAACGATGTATTCTTCCGTCCATGCAAGTCACTTGATACGTACCGCTTGCTTCCGGCAATCTCTCACTGACAGGAATCCATCCGTTTTCTTTCTCGTCATCCATATTTTCGATATAATCCATGATTTTAAGTCCCAACTCGTAAGCTGTTCCCTCGAAAGGTCTTCCATAAGGGTTTATTGTCCTTTTTATGTAATCGTATATTTTATGTTTATCGCTCATGCTTCCACCTCCTCATAAGTTTCTCTGAATATATTTGGCTTACACGGATAAAATTCACCGTGAACGCCGCGGATGATATAATCACCAATATTCGCCAAATGTTCACCCTCTAGTGTCTTAATAACCAATCCGCCCTGAACCTTCCAATGGTCAATATAGAAATTCTTACCTTCTGCCGACATGTACTGATCTACACACTGATAGTCCGTCAGGAAATCGAACATTTCTCGATGATTTGCACCAGTCCACTGCACTGCGTCAATTACAACTGGTTTTTTTCTGTACCTCATACTTCTACCTCCAAATCTTCTGGCATCTGAAAGACCATATTCTTTTTAAAACTTTTTATAAGTTCTTCGAAACCATTGACGCGAATATCGTTTGACTCTACAATTGCTCGATGTCCTGTAAATCCTGTCAAAAAAGTACAAGTAATTTTGTATTCTTCATAGACTTCCTGAATCATATCCAGTACTTTCATGGCTTTTGCTTCTGAAGAATATTTACCAAGTCTATATCTGTTTCCGTTCTCTAGGCTTAAAATAACAAAATCCTTGTCATTTTTCGCAATATAAACTACAGTCGAATTGCTAAAGTTTAATAAAATTGTTTTATCCTGACTTCTGATTAACATTTTGCGTCCTCCTTATTTCGTGTGACCGGTAATCCTAGTTCTTTTTGCTTCTCTGCAATTCTTAACGGAATGTACAATTTATGGTATTCTCTTCTACAAATATCACAGTTTCCATAGCTATGCCCCCAACACCAATTACAAAATTTATTGAACTGTTCTTTCAATGCTTCTGAAGATGATGTATTTGCGTATCCTTCCCGTATTACTTCCGACATAAAGCTCATTTTCATTCTCGCTTTCTCGTATAATTCAGAATATTTTTCCCATGTTTCTGGCAGTTTAATACAATCTGGCTCATAAGGTTTTGGATATACCGTATATCCGCACTTTGGACATTTGATTTGTGGTGGATAGTATTCAACCCATTCCATATTCCCGCCGCATTTTTTACAACGAATATATTTTTCCACTTTCTTTGGCTTGATTTTAAAAAATGAAGTATAATTATTCTTTCTCATTTCTCATCCTCACTTTCCCCGTTTTCGTATTATAACCCGGCTTTTTCCAACAATTTACCTATATCGGAAATTTTCGTCTTCTGGTTGTACTCGAAAGAAATTTCGCCGTTTTTGTCGTTCTTGAACATTATCCTGCTTGTTACCGTGCAAGTATTACCAGAAAATTCTATACTTCGAAATCTGGTTGAATAGCTTGTGTATTTTGAAAATGCCTTCAAAACTTTCTGATACGTTTTATACTGCACACCTTCAAGAATTTCGTACCCCAGTTTTTCCTTGTTAATGACCGAAAAAGCTTCGTTATAATAATTGCACAACTTTTTAGAGCCTATTTCCCGGATAACGACGCAATCACTTTTTACCTCATGCACGAAACCGACCATAAATTCATTCGGGAAAGTAGTAGTATTCGCCATAACTAGATCACCGGCTTTTAATTCATGCGTGTTAAATATAAACGGTCGAATATAATCTTCTTTCTTTGCCGTACAAAAAGTCAGTCCCGGTATGATCCTTGAAATAATAATCATCAAAATGCGTTCTTTATCTCTCATTTTTCTTATTCCCTTTCCCCATGTAAGCAACTGACACGCTATTGTGCAGTCCTCCATAATTCCTTTTATCCAAATGCTACCTGTTCGTTATTCTGCATGTAAATCATCGGTGCAGCTTTGCGTTCTCCACCTTCATTTTTCTTGCTATAGCTTCTACAACTGTCACTGTTACTCCATTTCCTGCCTGTTTGTATAACTGGCTGTCAGAATTAACAAACTGAGCCTTTTCAAAATAATCATCCGACCAACCTTGCAGCCGAAAACATTCTTTCGGTGTCAGCTTCCGAATTGCTATGTAACACTGATATTTTTCGTACCACACTGCATATACCGTTAATTCTTCCGATACCTGCACAAATATTCCTTGATTGCAACTCGTGTCGAGTGTGTTGGCAACTTCTTTTCCATATTCTGTGCGAACGTTACGCAATACTCCGAGCGGATCAATTGCGACCCCGTGTCTATCCTGAGATGTTAATGTGAACATTGGTTCACCATTTTCTTTGAATCTTCTTCCATTCTGACGTTTTTCTATACGATCTGGTGTCAATACTGGGATTACAATCTTATTTCCCTCTCCTTTATTTGTTGTTAAAGTAGGGCTTAAGCCAGTCGAATCATACACATTTCCGTTCATTCCTTTTCCTGACGGGTTCACATTGCATACTACTCCGACACTTCTAGGCTCTTTATAATCTCTGCTTGTTAGTGTCGGGCATACATTTTCGTATACTCTAGTTTTTTTATCTTGACCAATATAACTTGTATCAAATAATATAGATACTTTGGGCTCTGTATTTCCTCCTGGCTTCGTACTGATTGTTGGTGCTAATCCATTGTCACTATAAACTCTATCTCGCTGCGAATTTCTACCATTAAGACAACCAAAAAGATTTAACGAAACACTATTTTTTCCGTCTGTTCCTTCGACAGGAAATACTTTTGAGGTACTTCTCCCTCTAAGATGTCCGATAACAAAACATCTTTCCCGGTTTTGCGGTACTCCGAAATCTTTGGAGTTGAGCACCTGCCATTCTGCATCATACCCCCACTGCTCCATTTCAATGAGCAGTCTGGCGAAATCCCATCCTCCATTAACACTAAGCAGATTTTTAACGTTCTCAATGAAAAGGTAAGTGGGTTTATCTTCTTCTTCGAGCTGTCCGACAAGGTACATAACTCTGAAAAACAGGCTTGAACGGTTTCCTTGAAATCCGGCTTGTTTTCCTGCGACTGAGATATCTTGGCATGGAAATCCGAAACACCAACATTCTGCTTTGGGAATGTCTCCGGCATACACTCTTCTAATGTCATTTGCGTACCATTCTCCATTTCTGTATTTCTCCTTTAATATTTCTTTCTGTCTTTTCTTGATAGGAATATCTTCCAATGCCTTTCGCTGCTCGTCTGTCAGCAAGTGCATTGAGATGTAACTCGCAGTAGCAAATTTATCAAATTCGCAAAAACCAACGCATTCATGCCCCGCCAATTCCATTCCCCTGCGAAATCCTCCGATTCCTGCGAAAAAATCTATAAATTTCATTTTAAACTCCCATCTTCTTAACCAGATTCTTATTCAATCCCTCTTAACATCAAGCTTAATTTGCTGTAACAAGGACAAATTCTTGTGTGATCGTAAATATCTTCCAGTAAAACGCAATGTGGAAAAAGCTGCTTTACCTCATAGATATGCTCTTTTTCTTCCCCACCACGTTCTACGTATTTGATTCTTTTGCCAACATGCAAATCAAACGTTTTACTTATATATGCTTTAAGCCCATATATGTTCACTTTGCTCATTTTTGTGTACCAATCCTTCCTTAAAAGCCACTATTGCAGCTTCCTTACTGTGATGTATTTTTGTAATGGTTTTACATTCTGTGCATTCGCACCAATATAAATCTCCTCCACAATGCCGGTTATAATCTGCAAAAACATGAAAACGATTCCCGCATTTAGGGCAAATCCTACTTTTACCATTTTCAACATTAATTCCCATTCTTTCATTAAACATCGAACATTTCCTCATCTTCATCGTCAGAATCGAAATCTGACGTTTCTTCACAATCAGTTGATTTATTTCTGGACATATTCTTTCCACGTTCCACCAGTTCAACTCTCTGTTCTTCTGTCAGAATCCGTGGTGCTCGTAATTTTACATATTTTCTTGGAACATGAGCATATATAGAGCCATCATTATTCATGGCAATAATCTTAACGTCTTCTGGTCGCTTCTTTGCAAGTTCAAGAACTTGATTTTTAAATGCAATTTCAGAAGCAGTAACTCCTGCAAACTCGCTTCCTTTGATCCATTCAATACAGTTTTCATTGCAATTCTCTGCCATGATTAGTCCTCACTTTCTCCAAACCCAAATTCTTTATTTATATTTATGGAATCAAATTCAAGTTTAATTCCCATTGTTTCTTTTGCTTCCTGGTATGCTTTTTCAATTCCAACTTCTTCAATGTGTTCTTTGGCAGAGTTTAGGTTTTCCAAGAATCTCTGATTGGATTTTGTAAATCCCCATGTTTTCTTAATTGCAAACAAACTGATAAGAACATTTGCAACTGCGATATAATCCTCTGCTTTCCATAGCTTTTCTTGTGATTCTGAAATAAGTTCTTCCGATATTTCTTTGCGTATTTCATCTTCACGCTGCATCAGATACAGTTTTAAGGACTCAACTCTTGCACCTGTCACCTTTGAAATTTGTTCCAGGCTGAAATTGCTGAAATTGTACGGTGCATTTAAGCGTGTTTTCTCAGATGCTTTCTGCTGTCTTCTTCTCTCTGCCCTGTTCATGCTCTCACCAATCCTTTCAGCATTTGTGAAATATCATCAGCGGTCATATCGCCATTCCACTGTTCATTCTCAAAAACACTGTATATTCTCATACTTCTGCCACCTTCTGATATTCATATCCAACAAGGCGGAACGCTCGTGGAGTATTCGGATGTGCAGTAGCAATCAATCCATCAAGTTCAAGCTGCCTCATATGTCGTTGTACAGTTGCTTTTGATATGCCAAGGCTTTCGGCAATTTCTTTAAATGACGGTGCGTATCCATATTTTGTAAAATATCTGATAAGAAACAGATAATTTTCTTTTCTGTTCTCTTGTCCTTCGAGATACTTTCTTTCGGTGTTATATTTACTTACCATAGTTACCTCTTTTCTTTTTACCTCTGGAACCGGATAGCGTGATATGCCGGGAAACAAATTTCACTGTTCCAATCCCAGAGGGCGTGCGCATATTTAGTTGTAATTATTTGGGATTTTGTCTGCCAGAACCGGCAGCTTTATCATTTGTAAGATTCTTCATCAAGAAGATTGTTAAATTTCTCAAGTGCCTTTATAGACACCTTATTGTTTATTTTCTCTGGTTTGATTGACACCTGTAAGTGAGTATCAATGATATGCTTTAATTCTCTTGCAAGGACAATTTTGCCTTGCTTCAACCCATCGCGGTAACCTTTTGCTGGTCGGTAATCAGCGATCTTTTCCTTCCCTTCATCCTGTCCGCCACCTGTCTTGTTTTTTATAATCCATCCGGCATCAATCGCTCTTTGAATGTACTCTCTTTCTTTCTCGTCAAGTTCATCAATCGGGCAATGAAAGAAATCAATCTTATAACCGCTCTTATTGCTTTCTGAATACAGCCCATGAGCTTTCATAGAAAGGTCAATATGTTGCTCGTATCCAGTCATATGTTGTGCTAGCCTGGTTAATATTCCTTTCGACTGTCCTACGTACCCGTGGGTTTCCGTTCGCCACAACATGTATATCCCGGCTTCATCATCCAATTTGGGATTGACTTTTAAAAGTCTTTTCTTATTGCTTGCTTCGATAGCCTTAACCTGACGAATCTTTTTATAATCCACCCGGTATCACTCCTTTACGATCTGGTCTACAATTCTTTTGCATTCTTCAATAATTTCATATTTTGAAACCGCAGGCGGAAACTGCATTCCAGATTCTTTACATATATTTGCTAATGGCTTAATGAGTCTTTGCCAATCAGGGCTTTCGCTATAATAATACTCGGCTGATTCCCAATCTCTTCCTTCGTTACCACCCCCATGGTCGAAACCAATCCACCATGTTTTCCCATCATATTCTCCTTGCAATTTTGGTTCGGAATAAGTAATTCGAACAGGACAAGTAGTAAAAAGATTAATTACATCTTCTGATTTACTGTAGTAATCAGAATCTTTCTCAGTTGTGCCAACATATCCACATCTATATCCCAATGGCATAAACAGAACTACACATGGATAACCTTTATAATCAAATTTGCACTCTAAAATTGGTTCCATTTAATCACTCCCATTCATCTTCATCCTCATATTCACCATCATCATAGTAACCATTTTCCATGATTTCTTTAAATGTAGCTATTGCTTTTCTAAACCTGTCGCGTAGAACCTCTTCTTTTTGCTCAAGATTTGTGATTGTCTCTTTATGTTCTTCGATTTCTTTAAGCAGCGCTGCGTTCTCTTCTTCAAGATTGTATCTGGCAATACGTTTCATGGTTGTTGGGTCGAGTTTTACAAGTTCCTTTCCAGTGGCAACAAGAGTTGTTGGATTCATTATTGCCGGCACATATGTTCTTGTTTTACCATAAACCGATGTAGTTTCTATTTGTTCTGGTGGTTCAGTAATATCCTCAATGGATTCAACACCAAAGCACATCATTTTCTGATTGCTAAAATAAATAATCTGTCCTGTTTGTATCATTTAATCACTCCTTAATTAAACGGAAGTTCGTCATCCATAATTGACGGCATATCCATGAATCCACTTGTGTCCTGTTCTGGGCTTGGAACTGGTGGCTGCGACTGTTCTTCTGACTGGTTCTTCTTGCTTTCCACAAATTCCTGTTCTTCGATTAATACATCAGTGGTGTACACTTTCTTTCCATCGCGGTTAGTATAACTGCCAGTCTGGATTCTTCCGATGACTGCGATTTTGATTCCTTGATGCAGATACTTTTCAGCGAACTCACCGTTCTTCCCAAGAGCCACACAACCGATAAAATCAGCCGTAGGTTCATTATTTTTGTGATACTTACGATTGATTGCAAGTGTGTATCTGGCAATCGTTGTATTGTTTGTTCCCATTCGGATGTCTGGGTCTTTTGCCAAACGTCCGATCAAAATTACTTTATTCATGTTTGTTCTCCTTGTACGGTTCTGGCATAGCTGGCAAAGGCATCCATGCAATTACTTTCAATTTTTCAAAACCGTCTGTAAAATAATCTCCATTCCACATTGCTCTGAATGGAATTGTTCCTTTTTCGGTAGCAATCAAATATATGTCTCCTTTAAAAATATGATTAGGTTTTGGTTCCGGTGGCAGTTTCACGTCTACTGGAATCCACATATCCGATAAGCTATACGAACAAATCAGTTTCTCGACCTTCTCGATTGCATCATTCCAACCCTTGTTATATCGACAGAACAACGGATCAACGTCTTCTGGATTGCTGTGAGTTGACGGCTTCTTTAATTTTTTAAGTGATTCTAAGAAATGTTCCATGTATCTTCCTCCTCGTAATCATTGCAGTAAAGTGAACCGTAATCCCATGCTAATGTACAGCAATTACGGAATCTACATTTGCTACAATCTGTCATTTTGTTCATGGCTTATCTCCTCTAAGATTCGACATTATTTTCAATATTATCTTCTTCTGCTTTGGCTAAGCAAGCCATGACAGGCGCAGATTCAAGTAAGCACTCTCTTTCTCTTGTGTTTTTTCCATCTCTCGAACGCCAATCACCAACAATGTATAGATTTGCATTCGCACTTAAAATGTCTGTGTCCATGTCCCAATATTTGATGTGAATTTCGTATGCAACATTTGATGAAACAACGTATCTGTAAAGTCCTTTCGTAACCTCTTTCCAATTTTTAAAATTTGTCATCCTATCTCCTTTCAGAACGGGCACAAATTCAAGTCAACTTCTAATCCAGCCCGTCCGATCTGAACTAGAACATTGTTTTCTGCGACTTCCTGTATTTCTTGCTGTATTTTACGGGTATCTGACGCTTGACCGCTCAAATGCACCAGTGTTACCGTCCGAAGCGATTCTGTGCGATTTTTCTCAATGAATTGTTTACAAGTTGGCAAAGAACAATGTCCTTTTATTCGGTGCCTGTAGTTAGCTTCTGTCATGTCTATCAATTCTTCACAGTAATTACACTCAATTACCAGATGCTCAACTTGCATCTTACGGAAACTATAGTTGCAATATTCAAAATCGGTCATATACAGAAGCTTTCCCATTTCTTCATGCTGTATCAGGTAGCCGTAGTTCGGACACGGAATAAGTATTTTTGCATCTTTGTCATATGTCGTATGCGGCAGCTCAAATGGAGTCACGATAAACGAACCAACTCTAAATGGGTATCTTTCTGGAACGCCTTTCATCAGTTCGCCTGTTCGGATGTTCATGTCCTCAACTGTCTCGTCATTGGTGTAAATCTGAATGCCTGCATTCATTATTTCCTTGAATGCTTCGGTGTGATCTCCGTGCTCATGTGAAAGAAGTACGCCAGAAACATTGCTTATCTGGTAGTCAATCCCTCTAAGGATTTTCTTGTAGTTGCATCCGCAGTCAAGAAGAACAATCTCGCCTGTACTTGACTGCAAAGCGTAACAATTTCCTTTAGTACTTCCTGTTGAAATTACTCGCATGAACATTTTGAATCACCTCGCTTTCCGTGTATTGCATTTATGCTTCTAAGATATTCTCAGCTTCATCTATGGTTTTCTCTAAATCGGAATAGGCATATGGTATGTCCTTCCCTCTATTTAGGCTCTCTAACTCCGCATAGCTTACTTTGCACATGCTATCTCGCATTAATTTGAGTTGCTTCAACGGAAGTTCAATGGTTATTACCTGTTCCCAGTCCTTCTTGCTGTCTACTCTCTTCATACTTCATCATCCTCCGGGAATCTGAACACGATGTTTGCCGGTTCGAATTCCATATCTGGGCTGTTAACCATTGTTTTGATGATTCCAAAACCTCTTGCAGCCATTTTTATAAATTCCTCGTAATCGTCATCGCTCATTTCAACATTTTGAGCAAGAAACATTCCTGCATACACTTTATGCAACATTTCCATAGCTTTTTCAGCCTTTTTTTTCTGTGGAGTATGCCGCCATAATCGTTCCTTTTTCGCCGGAAATCGGAATATATATCCTTATAATATTTCCAGTTCTGCTTAATGCTGCGATTTCATAAGGAACATCAAATTTTCCATCCTGACTTACTAATCTCATTTTATCCTCCTTTTAATTTCTGAATCCATACTATGACATAATTTGATACAATTTCCATGAAGCATATGATTCTTGCATGCTCCGTATTTTTCATTGAATTTTTCTATCGACATCTTCCCGTCATTCATTGCCCGTACCCATCTTCGGATTTTTCTCTGTGTTTTTCTTTTCTTATCGCCACGCAATTTTCTGATATATTTTCCTTTATCAGTCACGTAATGATGAAAGCCCAGATAACACAAGCCCATGCGAAACGGTACAATTTGTGATTTAGGGTTTAGTTCCAGTCTAAGGCTTTCAATCATTATTCGGATTGCTTCAAGAATTTCTCTGGCATCTTCTTTCGTTTTACAAATCACATAAAAATCATCGTTGTATCGTCCGTAATATGGATTTCCAAATTCAATCGTTATCATCTGATCCAGTGAATGTAAAAGCAACAATGCGTACTTCTGATTTACCTGATTTCCTAATGGAAGCCCGGGATTACCTGTACTGTCAATAAACAAATGGTTCAACCAGACTGTAAAATCATCATCAAAGTAATAATCCAAAACATCCTTCATGATTTCATGGTCTATGCAATAAAAGTATTTGTGAATATCACATTTTACAATCCAACTATTCATTCCATTTTTTTTATAGAAATCCAACATTTGATTTCTTAACCCGTCCATTGCCATGTGTTGCCCTTTTCCTTGCTGCCCGGCAGTGTTCCATTTAATCAGGATATTTTCAAGTTTCGGTGTCAGAATGTAATCAGAAAAGCATCTCTGAACTACTTTATCCTTAAATGCACATGATTCTATCGTTCGCTCTTTTGGCTCATGAATTTGAAATTTATTATACGGATTTATGGTATACGTTTGACTTTCCAATTGTTCCTTCAAGAGATGAATGCCTTCAAGAGACAAATTAGAAAATCTTGCAGTACCTGAATTAAATTTCTTACCGCTCTTAACCTTTTTGTAAGAACGATATAAATTCTCAAAATTTGCAACAATTTCTTTATCCATTTATTTTGTTCCTTTATGTTTGTCCATTGCGGAAAGGTTATGCATTTGCTTGTATCTTTTCTGATTTCAGCTTTACGCTTACTCTGTCTGCATGTGATCCATGTTGGGCGAACACCATTTTCGTTGTTGTAATTGTTGTTGTTGATATAGCCCGAAGGGGAAACAACGGTATTCGCAGTGCATAACCTGTGAAAATTATCTTTTTCTGTCTTTTGTTCTCCATGAAATAGTCATGTACTTTATATCTTTTACCATTTGCGACCATGCTTCCATTCCATCGGAATTGATAATTCCTAATTCATATGAAAGTTCTATAAAGTACATCAACTCATCACAATGAGTAATGGCTTTTGTTTGAAGTTCTAATCGCTCTCTTTTATAATCTTTCAGATCAGTTCGGTTGGCTTCAAATAGTGACTCATAAATTTCCAATGCTTTATTTTGCATTTTATCTACAAGTGAAAATCTGTATTTCTTCGGGTATCGTCTGGCATTACTCGTAACTATTAATGTATGCTTTGCAAGTTGCTTGGCCTTTATTATTACCTTTAAATCTTCATTCGCCATCAATCATCATTTCCTGATTCAAAGATTGAAGAAGAAAAGATACAAACTGGGCGAACACCATAATCGCCGTCGCAACAGCTGCTGCCGACAAAGCCCGAAGGGGAAACAACGGCACTTGTTGTACTGTAATCATTTACTGGTGTACTCCATGGCGTAATCAACCACCACCATTTCGACATATTCGGCAGCAATTTACGATATTTCCGGTACTCATCCACAGTCAAAAGTGAAATCCTATCTTTACAATGTCCATATTCTGTCTGGCCGTCCATAGAAAGTAAATCTCGATCAAACTCAATAACTGCATCTTCTCCAAGCTCGTCCGTAATTTTTTTAAGAAAGCGAGTGTTTAACTCATTTCTCAGTTTACTTGAAATCCAGTTATTTGAATCTGAATCAAATGTTCTTTCTTTTCCATCAAATCCATTCAAAATGGCAAAATATCCTTTTTCTGTCTTATCCAGAATCAGCCATTCCATACCAGAAAGTTCAATAGCTTTTCCGATTTCCGGCTTTCCGATGTACTTTTTCTTGAATTCCGTGAACTCTTCACTTAATCTGGATAATTCGTCCTCAAAATATTTCAGATTTTTCTTCATAATCATTCCTCCACCTTAGATACAAAGATATTAGATTTTAAGATACAAACTGGGCGAACACCATTCTCGCCGTTGCAATCGTTGCAGTCGACATAGCCCGAAGGGGAAACAACGGTAAAGGTTTTCTCCCATCCACGTTCTTTCGTTGACCATGGTGACAACGTCCAATACCAGTCGTTCAGATCATTGTTCGGTGTAATATCTGTGTATTCTCGTGCTTCATCAAACGTAATCGGTCGAATTTTACAATCAACAGTCCCTAATTTCTGTCCATCCGCAGTGATAATATCTGCTGTGTGTGTTTCGATATTTTCTGCCCCGAATTCTTTTTCGAAGTCTTTCAGAATTTCAGTGTCACACAGTTTCTTTACCTTTGATGTTTTGTAATCTGAGGTATCACCAAACTCTACATTTTCTTTCACCAGATCAAGCGAAATAATTTTCGTTGTATCTCCATACTGTTCCAGAACCTTGTATTTACGCTTCCCAGTGGTCTGAAAAACATCTCCACGTTTCAGTGTTGACAACTCAACCTTTCCGGTTTCTTCCTGTTGTTCCAGAAGTTCAACCAGTTCCTTGGCTTTCTTTAAAATTTCTTTATTGTTCATATCACATCTCCTCCTGTTTCATAAAATCCGGAATTTCTGGTTCTTTACCTGCTGCCGGAACTGGCTCTTTCTCGGCTGTCTTAACAACTTCTGCGACTGTTGGTTGTTTCGGCTGTTCCTCGATTGCCATTGGTTCTGGAATGAATTCCTCTTTGTTGGCATTCTGTTCGATTTCATATGCAACATCAGCTGCAAAAGCGTCATTTCTTGAAACTGTTTCTGTATCATCGTCCGCTTCCTGTACGAAAACATCACCATGAGTGTTGATGATCTGCTTTAAGGCACGATTGATAACGGTTTTCTTTGCCATCTGATCAGTGAATTTCTGGTGTGTGCCATTCCCATTTTCCTTGTATCCGAAGCCCTGTGACCAAGCTTGCTTAATCTGTTTGATGTTCATTACTTCCAAATGCTTCGCCCCATCTTCCATCAGCACAACTGCGTATGCTCCAAGGATTTTTTCGTTATCAATGTTCATAAAATCCTGTTCGTGAGAATCCAGAACCTTATTTCCGTCTTCAATATGATATTTGAATTTATCTCCTTGGTAGATGATCTCTGCGTGAATATCTTTCATTCCGTATCTTCTGGCAATCGTCATATTTCCGAAATATGATCTCTGGAACTGGCATTGACCGCTGTAAGCGATGAAATACCCCTGTTTTTTTTGTACTGAAAGTCCTAGTGTTGCCATGTTCATAAGACTATTTGCGATGCTAATCTGGCTACAAGATTCCAGGATTGGTTTGTTATTCCTATCTTTCGTTTCCTTGAGAACCAGATATGCTCCCATAAGTGCATTGCTGAGATTGTAGTCCTTTGGAAAAGAAAGACCATATTTACATTTTTCTTCAAGCTGCTTTGTCAATCCGTCAATAAACTGATTGTTAATCACAACTGCTGCCTGCTGTTCTCCTACTGTTGCTACCTGTGTTTTGTTTGCCATTTTAATTCTCCTTTTCTTATATTAATCAACTCGTTTTTGTTTGCATTTCTGCTCAGCTCTACACGTCACCAAAACAAATCATTGTCAAGCTACGCTCTGCCTATCCATCGCTCATCTTCTCTACTCAGTGCCTTTGCTATACTTTACTTTTCTATTCCGTGCTTCGCCTATACGTATCTTTGCCCTGCCCTACTTCGCCAATGCGTTACATTTCTTTACATCACCTTGCTCTGCTACGCTTCTCCGCTACCTCACTATGCGAAACCTCTCTTTACTTTGCCAAAACGTATCAACTCTTTTCTATTCCATAGCTTTGCCCCTCTGCGCTTCTCAGTACCACTCCGATACATTACTTTGCTACGCTTCGCCGAAGCAAATCATTACCCAGCAACTCTGTGCCTTTGCTTTACCTATCATAACTACAATCAGCCATGCCGTAGCTTATTCTGTGATTTCAGTCCATTTGAAACGGCCTTTGCCTGAGTTTCGCCACTGACCAATGCCGTTAAACTCTCCATAATCAAGCCAGTCAATTACATACTTCATAAGTGAATCATCAAGTACCTTGACTGTAAATTCCACTGTTGATCCTGCCGGCACAGTTTCGCTGTCTGCCAAAGAGATTCTTTCGCCCTGTGCTGTTTGCGCTCTCAGTGGTCTCTGGCAATCAGAAAGCTCTGTACCTTCTGGAAGAACAAACGGAATTTTGCGTTCGTTTACAAATACCAGTAAGTCAATTTTTTTCTTATAAGCTGCAAGTTTCTTTGCTCCGCCGATATAGGAACCGGCCTGTGCAGCTGACTTAAAGAATCCTCTGATCTGGTAGTCCCAAAGGAACGGATTGCCGTTATCATCTTTCGGAAATACTGTTCGACCTTTTTCAATAACTTCTTCAACTCCTAAAGCTTCAACTTCCTGTTCTCTGGAAGGTGCATCTGGTGCTTTAGATGCTATAAACTTCTCGTGAATATCTTTTTCCACATTTGCTGTTCCCAGAACTTCCTCTAAAAATGTTAATCTGACTTTTAATTCTTTCATCTCATATTCCTCCGATTTTTATATTTTTATTCAATGATTTGCTTGTCACAGCCGTGCGTTTCCGTTACTGTTCTTTGCCTCTCTGAGCCGTGCCGTTGCATCTCAAATCAGTGCTTAGCTATGCCTTTACTTCACTCGGCTATTCTATTCTAGACTTTTCCATTACATTTCATTTCTTCACGCTGCAGTTCAATGCCTGTCTATTCCGTGACACTTCATATCTGTTCTATGCATATCCTTTTCTCTACCTCACGTCGCACCACTCCACTTCGCCATCGCAAAGCCAACCATGCCAATCTATTGCGCTTTAATCACAATAGCTTCTACTGCAAAACGGGCATCCTGTAATCAGATGATTTCCGGCACTTTCCACCGAAATACCATGTGTTTTCTTGCCGTATCTGGTTCTCCCGTTTTCGGAATAGATATTCTGGTGGCAATCCCAACAGATACCATCGTCCGGTGCAAAACACGGATATTCGTTCTTATCACAGAACTGTTCCTGTGCTTTGATTGCTTCTGGGATGTTGTATGTAGTTGTTGCCATATTAAATCCCCTCCACTTTTAATTCATCTTCGGAAACTTTAAGGAGAATCATCTGCCTGCCTGTATCTGGTATTCTGTCAGCATTCACGCTTTCAACATCATCAACCCAAATTGGTAAGTTTAAGCCGTTCAATTCCTGCAATCCAGTCACGAGGTCGATGTTGCATAGAATCTGATCAGAGTGATTCAATCCATCAAAATATCCGATTCCGTCACAAATCATCTTACAAACTTCCACCGGCTCACCGTCCTGCGTATAGTCCAAAAACTGAAACTGAAAATGCTTGAAATGTGGATTGATAGCTTCTGCAAGTGCCTGATTTTTTTTGATGGAAAATTCTTTCAACATGTCAAGTTTCTGCTGAATATCGGAATCTTCCTGACCTAATTTCTTTCTGTCCGCATTTAGTTGTTCGAGCGTTTCTGCCTGTTTCTGAACTGCCTGTTTTGCTATCTCAATTTTTGTTTCGATTCCTGTAAGTTCCTTTTCGGCAGACATTCTTTCTGACTGAACTGCTACATTTTCCTCAGAATTATTAGTAAGCCCGTCAAGCTGTTCCTGCTTCTTCTGGATTTCTGCTACAACTGCTTGATACTCTTCGTTTCCAGACATATCTGGCTCTGACGGAAGCTTCTCTAATTCCTGATTTTTCTGCGCAATCTCAGATGCCAGAGTGGAAATATTTTTCTTTGTCTGCTCAATCTGCAATTCGATGTCTTTGCGCTTTTCCTCAACTTCTTTTCTTCTGGCTACTTCGGAATTGCCTTCTTCTGTAATGTCTTTAAGTTTCTGCTGTTTGTCTGCTTTAAACTTCTCTTTTTTTGCAAACTCTGCACGGATTCTTTCCTGTTTCTTCTGTTCAAATTCAGTTTTAAGACGTTCAACCTGTTCTTCTGGCAAATTCTGTCCACAGGTCGGGCAAATAGCTGATTCAGGGTCAAATTTTTCGTTCTGTATGGCATTTAAAGCTGTTTCATCAAATGTAGACGCATACGTCTGTTTGTATTTCTCCTGTAAAACCGTAATTCTCTGCTGAATACGTTCCGGCTTTTCGGCAGTAGCAAGGAAATTTTCCAGAACACGGAGATTGTCTTCTTCCTGTTTCTGCTTGAATCGCCTGTCATTTAATAAGGAAACGATTTTTCTCTTTTCTTCCTGTAATGCTTCTGCTGCATTTGAAATAATCGCATCTCTGGACTTCTTAAGACCTACAATTTCATAGGAAAGTTCATCGTATGCTTTTCCAGAATCACTCAGCTGTTGTTCTTTCTGTCTCAGCTCGATCAAATGATTTAAAACTTGTCCTCTCTTTTCTTCAAGAACTGCTGCGTCTGGTATTTCCTGTTTCTTTACAACTTCAATTTTAGAAACTTTATCTTTAATATCTTCCTGCTTATTTTTTTTGTCCTTTTTAAGCTGTTTTGCCGCTTCTTCTACTGGATGCCCCTTTGTAATCTGCATAATTTCCGGATTACTTCTCATAAAAGCATCTACATCAAACCCAGACATATCAGTAAGAGTTTTTCTTGCTTCTGCGGTTGACTTCTGTAATTCATTCAGAAACGCTTTTGCATTGCTGCACATCATAATAGTTTCTGGGTCTGATATTCCTTTTAAAAATTCCTTATACTTCGTCTGGTTGTAATCAAATCCATCAACCTGATATTTTGTGGTACTGGAAGATTTACCTTTTTTCGTTTCCTTACGGATCACGGTTTCCTCTCCATCAATCAGAAGTGTGAGTTCTCTGGATACGACACCCTCAACTTCTTCTCTGTCTTCTTTTCTTCTGACATTATTCGGAGATGTACCGTCTGCAAGCTTTCCGGTTAGTGTGTCAAAATATGCGTCCATCAACGTTGTTTTACCCTGACGGTTCCTGCCGGACACCATCGTTCGTGGTGCAAACTGATACTCCGCAGACTCAAACTTCTTGTAGTTTTCAATATTAAGCTGTTTCAATTCTACTGTTTTCATGCTGTTTTATCCTCCAACCAATATGCTGAAACTTCATAAGCCGTTCTTTTTTCAACCTCAGTTTCAACTTTTTTTGTGTATTCTCGGCTCTGTATTCTTCCTTGCAAAAGAATGTTATCTCCAACTTCGCAACCGCCAATATATCTGGCATCTCTTCCCCAGCAAATGCACGGTATGTAGTCAGATATTCCATGTGGGCGGTTTACTGCAAGAAGGATATCTGCGATTTCTCTTCCGTTTGGTGTCTTTCTGTATACTGGCGGTTTACAGATAAATCCGTCCAAAAGAATATTGTTGGTGTGATATGTACCTTCCTCTGCAAATTTAATTTCTCTTGCGAAAACAAAGAGAATTAATTTACTGTGTTTGTCATCGTGCTTGTTGTAAGAACGGAACTGTCCGTAAACTTCAACCATTTCTCCGGTATAGTCCTGTGTTACATCAATAAGCCTTTCGGATACCATAACTGGAAGAATATCCTTTGTATCGCTCAGTCGTTTTGCCGATACCTGCATTGTGTAAAACTTTTCTCCATATGTTTCATGGCTAAATTCAAACTTGGATTCAATTTTCCCAATCAGTGTTGCCTGATTGTTTTCTAAAAGTTTATTCAACTCCGTTTACCCACCTTTCTATCTGCATTAAAATAGGAAGGGATATCATTGAAGACACCACCGCACTTATGCAGAACAGTTTAAGTACATCCATTTTTGTCATCCACCAGAGTAATAATGCAATCGTGGAAAATGTTCCAACCTGTGCCATCACTCCGATAAAATACATTCTTTTTCTCATATCCCTCACTTCTTTCTTTTTGTTGCTGCTATTGCAAGTAAAACTACTGATAGCGCTACAACTGCGATTTCCAGACGTTTTGTTTTTGCCGCCTGATCTGCGATGATTTCGCTTGCAAGGCTCTGGTTTTTAGTTACGTTTTCGGTGTGTTTTGTGATTTTAGACATAAAAAATGCCCTCCTGGTATAAATTTTCTTTTCAAATACAGGAAGGTATGTTATACTTTACCTGTATTTAACTTACCCAATTAAGTTAGATACGTGGCTCTGCGTGGTATTTGCCGTACCCGTGGAGCCAAACTACTCTTCTGCAACAAATTCTCCGTTTACAAGTTTATAAAATGTATCTGGTTTTATCTTTGTCCCGTCTACTTTTGCGGACTTCACGTCTACAATATGGTATGTTTCGTCTTCAAATTTCTTCCATTCAGCAAGTACAATAAAGCATCCAATAGACCCTTTTGCTTTGGAACCGTATCCAATTGCCATTGCAACACTCTCTTTTCCTTCTACGGTTGCCGCTGAACGGTCTCCGGTGTTGGTTGCCGCTGAACGGTATCCGGTGTTGGTTGCCGCTGAACGGTCTCCGGTGTTGGTTGCCGCTGAACGGTTTCCGGTGCTGGTTGCCGCTGAACAGTTTCCGGTGTTGGTTGCCGCTGAACAGTTTCCGGTGTTGGTTGCCGCTGAACGGTATCCGGTGTTGGTTGCCGCTGAACGGTTTCCGGTGTTGGTTGCCGCTGAACAGTCTCCGGTGTTGGTTGCCGCTGAACGGTATCCGGTGTTGGTTGCCGCTGAACGGTTT